AATGTGGAAACGTGGAAAAAAGAATGCCCACTTGTTAGTGGGCACTCTCGCGGAAAACCGCGTCGTTTGGTAGGCGCGATTGGACTCGAACCAACGACCCCCACCATGTCAAGGTTCAAGACATCCGCTGCAAGCCAATGAATCCGGGGCTTCCAACCAACTATGGCTGTTTCACTATGGCCGTTAGATTTTAGAGCGAGGACCGCCCTATGCACGTGTACCGCACATTCAACAGCCTCGACGAAGCGAGCGTTGGACACCCCGAATACTTCGGCGTCATGAAGGAAGCGCACGACGACGCCAGGGCTTTCAATGCACCGGTCTACCCAATGGTGCGCATCGAGCTAGTCGATGTGAAGATCGACAAGTCGGGGCTGGTCGAGCTGCTGAACGAAGTACAGAAGTTCGAGATCCTCCGCACCTGGTGCCTCACCGCTCGCGGCGGGCTCAAAGAGATCGAGAATGGAGAATGATAAAGCTCGCCATCAACCTGCGCACCGATGATCTCGGCAACATCGCCGTTGACACTGTTGCTCGTTCGCTGGTCGTCGCGGCGCTCCGCATCAGCGAAACGAAGTCGCTCGCTGATCACGTGATCTACAACGAAGCGGGTGAGAAGGTCGGCAGTTTCGAAGTTGAGTTCGTGAAATGACCGAACTCCCCGATGGCGTCGAGCTTCCTGATGACTTCGTGACCTATGCGTGGGTAGGCCAGCGCATGCGCAACGGTATTTGGATGGTCGAGCTGTGCAGCGTTATTAGCCGAATCCCCAACCACAAGATCTACGAGACCGAAAGTGAAGAACGCGCCCGCCAAGTTGCCGCGCTTGTGAGAGAACACCTCGCGGTTACGAAGAAGATGCTCGGATGAGCGAACTCCCCGACGACATTGAAATTCCAGACAATTGCCAGTGGGTCTTCGCGATCCACGACCAAGTCAATGACAGGTGGATTATTTATGATCAAACCTACGTCGACATGCAATTGATCCCGTTGGCCGTTTTCAACGACCAGGCAGAAGCGTATGAGTTCGTGCATTCTGTAAATCAGTTGCTAGAGATCCAAAGGAAAATGCTCTCATGACTGAGCTACCCGAAGGCGTCAAACTTCCTACCGATCTCACTAGCTACCGAGGAGTGCACGTGGCCGTGTGGGGAGATACCTTCAGCGTGTACCTAGACCGCGGAGCGTTTGATCGCACTCATGTGTTTTTGGCGCAAAACTCGGCGCAAGCATACGAAGTTCGAGACGCCCTGCGGAACCTGTTGGAGATCACGAAGAAGATCCTGAGCTGACCCCCCTCGTTCGCGGGGTGAGGGAAAACCAGAACTGTGTTGCATAGTTCGCGCGCGGCGAGTTGCCCGCGTGAAGGAGATGCTATGCGTTCTGTCCTAGCGGGGTTCGCCCTCGCCGCCTTGCTCACTTCGGCCGCGCACGCCGATCTGGTGGGGTATGACGACAACCTCGTCTATTACGACACGGCCAACATCACTTGGACGCGAGAGGCTGTGCTCGCCGAGAAGCTGCCCCAGGTTCCTCCGTACTTCGGAGCGCTGACCAAGGCCGAAGCGGTTTCGTTTGCCAGCTCGCTCGACTTCGACGGAATAACCGGCTGGCGCTTGCCAACGGCCGCGGAGATCTCGATCTGGGCGAACCAGATGGGATACCCCGTCAGAAACGTCCGCACGGCGCTCGGGTACTGGTCGTCCGATTCGAACCAGCTGTACGACATCGGTAACAGCTACGCGTTCATCACCCCCGCGCAAGATCTCGGCTACGCCTGGGTTGTGCACGACGGGAACGTCATCCCTGTGCCAGAACCCGCAACCTATGCGTTGATGTGCGCGGGGCTCGCCATCATTGTTCAACGTCGGCGCTCGCGCCGCGGGTAACATTCACGCGCTCAGAGCGCAGCGAAGAGCCCCAACCTCTGTAAAGGACCCCTATGAAAAACGCCTGGGCCATCCTGTGCTTCATCGTAGGGGCTGTATGCGTCTTCCTGCTGCTCTCCAGCACGTACCGGCCCGAGCTGATGCGTTCGTTCGCAGCTGGCACCGTGCTGTTCTTCCTCGCGCTGGCCTGGCTCCCCTATGCGCCGATCGGGCTCGATGCACGCATCGCGATCGGCTTCGCGATGATCAACGGCGCGCTCTGTTGGTACTTCGGATCACCTGAGGCCGGTGTATCTGGAGCTGTACTTGCAGCCGTCGTTTTCGGGCTTTTTCGGGCCTTCCAATCCGGTTGGCGCGCGCATGTAACTCGGAACAAAAACGAGTACATCTCGAAGTAACAAGGTTACCAAAATATCCCTTTGACTTGTAAGGCTGAAATGGCCCTCGCAAGTAACCTTACCGTTACCAGATTTTTGGAAGCTCAGGGATGAATCAAGTCCTTGATTTTATTCACTTCTTCCAATCTTCCATTCCAAAATAAATCCTCCTTAGGAAACACTAGAGACTAGTGATACATCCTAAAAATATTTTCCCCTATAGGATTTGGAGCGAATGGAATGGAAGGGATACATCTCGATGTATCCCAAAGCTCACTCAGCGAAGTTCGGATCAGCTTGGCCATGACCGACAGATTCGGCGTACAAAGCGTTCGCCGGCATGGCATGAAGCGCGAAGTTCGAGAACTGCTTGTGGCCTCCGATCGCTTCGACCGCATCGCCCAGTTGTTCGAGCGACGGGCCAGCGAGTGCACCGATGCCAATGCCGCCACGATGTACGTCGTTGATCACGTCCGCGCCGAACTGACCAACGCCGAGCAGGCCGCCGCGCTGGATGCCCGACCACAGGTAATCCTCCGGCCCCCAGTCCTGTTTCCATTGGGGCTGTGAGCCACCGCCCTGTAGCGCGCCCTTCAGCGCATCCGCCGCGATCATCACGGGCACGTAGCTCAGCAGCGCGTAGGCCGGCGTGTAGTTCCCATTGCGCATTTCATGGGCAACCCTGGCTAGCATCGTGTGATGGAACGAGTACACGAACTGCTTCAGGTGCGACACGAGCGCGAAGTGCGGGTCGTTCATCCAGACGGGCTTGTCAGCAGCGTCCGGGCGCAGGATTGCGCCATCGACCCACTTATTCACTGCGGCGCGCATCTGCAGCGCATGCTCGGCGGTGAGGCCGTCGGCCTCGGTCAACGCCACGCGACCGTCACGCATCGTCACGTCCGAGGCCTTCAGGCCCAGTTCGGAGAGGTATCGAGCTGAGTGCTCGTTCGGCGCAGTCACGTGGCGCTGCAGGAAGTTCAGTGCGGCTTCGGTCGCCCCCACCCGCATCGACGTGTTGAACTGCTCCATCAGGTTCAGACGGAAGAACGTGTCGTTGATCTTCCGACCGGTGTCGCTGACCATGCCCTGGGAATACATCGCGCCGAGGCTGTGCACGAGCGATGCGTTGTCGATCACGCCCATTGTCTCGGCGAGCCGCGTCGAAGCATCCTTGGCGTCGCTGCCTTTGAGCCCCTTCGGGATCTCCGCGATGCCGCGCTTGAACGTCTTCCACGCGTCGCCGACCGTACCGCCGCGCACGATGATCCCGAGCGGGTCGACCGCGGAGCTGAAGATCGCGAGCGGTAGGAGGCGCACGTTCTGGTAGACGATCATGTTGCCCATCAGCCGGCGGGCCGTCGGGTTCAGGTCATCGCCCAGTGTGCCGTCGACACCCTGCATGTACTTCTCGGCCGCGGTGATCTGGTCGGCGGTCGCGCCTTCTTTCACCGCCTGACCGTACAGCGCCTTCAGCCGCGAGCCATCGTCACCGAAGCGTCGTGCCCACTCAGCGCGGCGCCCGGCCTGCGTGATGTAGCTGTTCATCGTTTGGAACAGATCCTTCTGAACGAACCGAGCGATCTCGTCGTCGGGGATGTTCTTCAGCACCCGTTCCTTCAGGTTCTGCATGCCGGGCCGCGACGTGACGCGGAATTCATTGCCCTCAGCGCCGACGATCGCATGCATCACGCCCACGGGGTTCGCCACGCCGTGCTTCTCCAGCAGCGTTTGGAACTCCGTCTGGTGGCGCGAGATGTAGTCAGGGTCGTAGACGCGCGGGAAGTAATCCTTGCCGACGCCGAGATCCTTGACGTTCACGCCGGCCTCGGTCATGTATTTGAACTGATCATCGAGGACTTTCCGAACGATGCGCGCGACGGTCTTGCCTTCGGTTGAAGCTGCGGGCTGCTTGGTCTGCAGTGCTTCGAGCCCTTCGTGAATCTGGTCCTTGGTGTACCCGTGGAGCGCTTCGCCCAGGCCGTTCATCGTCGCCGTGCGGTGCTCGCGGGCCGCCGGCAAGAAGCCTTGGTCCTGGCCCTCGCCCGTCGTCGTGCGCTTCACCAGGTCCGCGAGCTGCGACAGCGCCGGCACACCCGTGTCCCGTAGCCGCGCCTGGCCAGCGCCGAACACCGAGTCGCCGATCTTGGTGACCGGCTCGGCCATCTTCTTCAGCGCCTCGAACGCCTTGTTCTTCCCTGGCTCGTTGAGCGCGCGCGTAACCGCGTTGACATCGTGCGAGCCCTTCGCGAACTCGCCCTCGTTGAAGTAGCGAAGGATATGGAGAGCCCTTTCATCGTTGCTCCAGATCCCGAGCGCCGAGCGGATGCCCGAGGCGATGCGCTTGAACAAACCTTGCACGCCGTCGCCAAGGCTGAGCTTCTTCGCCGCCCAGAACTGATACATGTACGCCGCACGCTCTTCGGGGTTCGTGAGCTGGCGCAGCGCCTCAGGTTCGTTCGCCAGCAGCTTCCTCAGTTGGTTCATCACCGCTGGCGACTCGGCCGCCTTCACGAGGGTTCGGGTGGTTTCATGATTCCCCATGTCGCGCAGCTGGGCGAAGAACCCGTGCAGGCTCTCGTGATAGGCAACCGACGTTGGATCGAGCGCGTGCACGCTCAGCCTGATCACGTCGTGCGTGGCAGTGCGCACGAAGTCACCCGCGTTGAGCATCTTCGCGAATCGAACTTGGACCTTCGGGCCGAGCACGGTCTCGATGTGCTTGGCGATGTCGGTTTGCGTCGCGGTAGACGCACTCGCGCTCTTGTCCGTATGCTCCAGGCTGTACTTCTTGGTCTGCAGCCCATAGGCAGTGTCGGGGTTCTGCACCAGTTCCCCGAGCCGTTTATTTATCGCGTCGACAGTTTTCGCGATTCGCGAATCGCGAATATCTTCCTTACTCAGTGCCTCGGCCGCACGCTGAAGACCCTTGGCGTCATCACTCGACGCCAAGGTCTTGATCAGTTCAGGGTCACCAGAGCGGGCTTTCTCCAGGAACGCCGCCTGCTTGGCGGCCCTGACTTTTGGGCTGGGGGGTTCTCCGCTCGCTTTGATCTTGATCGGCGTTCGAACCTGCTCCGCACCAACAGGGTCGGCGTAGTGCCGGTTGAACGTGTTCGTGAACGCGCGGCCGAACTGCTGCAGCATGCTCTCGACGGCACGTTGCTGCTTGTCGGTCATGCGGTCGCGCATCTCCATGTACGCATCGCCGAGCGCGACGGCTTCGTCGGCGTGGCTCTGCACCGCGGCCTGGTCGGTGTTGTCCTGCAGCTCGATGAACCGGCGCGATTCATCGAGCGAGCGGTCGACGAGATCTCGCGCGCGGATGAACAGGTCCTGCGGGTTCTTCACCGGGGGCGGAGGTTCGGGGGCCTTGGGGGCTTCGGGCTCGACGGGCGTGATCCTCTGCTTTGCTTCGCGTGCTGCAACGGCCTCAGCCACCTTCTTTGCGTCAGCTTGCACGCCGTACTTCTCGGCGAGCTTGTTGATCACCGCGGCGCGTTCGCTGGGCTTCTTCAGCGCGACGATGGTTTGCAACCGCATCGCGTCTTCCTTGGACAGCTTGGCATCGAGGAGCTGCTTGGCCTTGTCCGCAATGACCCGTTGCGCAGCGACGTGGCTCGCGGCCATCTCATCGACCACGCCCTTCAGTGCCTCAGCGTTCGTGCGGGTCACCGGCAAGTTCTTGTTGCTGCCGTCGAGGTTCGTGGTTGCTTCGAGATCCTTGGGCGCGAGCTGGCTCGCCGCTTCATGGATCTGCGCGTCCTTGCTCGGCGACGTACCGGGCTCCTCGGATGCGTGTTCCGCAGTCTGTTCCTTGGCGATGCGCTCGGCCTTGGCATCGACGATCTTCTTCGCGGACTTGGCAATCTCCTGGCGGTCTTCAGGACCCGCAGCCTTGTATGCCTTCCGCGACTCGACGAGAGCGTTCGTGTCCGCATCGTCGAGCTTGTCCGTCCCCGTGCGCACGTCGAGCTTCTTCGCCTTCCCGAACGTCAGGTCTTCATCGCCGATGCGCGCGATCACCATCGAGTCGGGGATCTTCAGCTCGACGCCCTTCTCGGTTTGCAGCGCGGCGATGCCTTCCATGAACGCGCGAGCCGCACGCACCGGATAGCTCGGGCCTTGGTCGGTGCCTTTCAGCATCGCCTTCGTGATGCGCTTCGCGTCGAACGCCTCGCCGCCAATGTCGATCCGGCCGGGGCTGTTCGCGTACTTCTTCGTGTCGAGTTTCATCGCTCGAAGCTGTTCGCTGCTGAGCTTCGTCGGGTCCGCCTGCTTCTCGATCGCCACGACGCCATACTTCGACGGTTCGCCGTTGGTCATGGAGTTCAGATCGTCGCGGCCGATGCCCGTTTGTTCGGCGTACTCACGCGCGGACATGAACCGCACGTTCTTGTCGGGGTGTTCAGCTTGGGCTTTTTTGATGAGGCGTTCGGCTTGGGATTCATTGTTGAACTGCGAACGATGTGCTTCCGGCGACGGCATGAGACCGCTGTACTTGGTCTCGATGTTCTCCGGGGTCAGCATCTGTTCGGGCGTGTCGTGGAACCCGCCCGAGTCGTCCGGACCGCCCTTGCCCTTCGCCTCCGCACCCATCGGGTCACGTTGCCGCGCAACTTCCTTCTCCAGCGCCGCACGGACACCGTCCGCCTTGTCGCCGAAGTGTTGTTTCAGGAACCCCTCGACTTCGCTGTTGTGGAACGCAGCTTGTGCTGGCGTCATGCCTTGCGTGGTGTCGCCGCGCGCCCATTTGATGAGCCCTTGCGTCAGGCCGGGGACATCTTTCGCGAGCAGGGTGTTTTGACTTTCATCCGTGAGGCTCTTCCCGATCAGGTCGTTGATCGAGCCGGCGGTCTTCGAATGCTCGTTGATTTCATTCAACGCGCGGAAGTACCGCTCGGTTGCGACCGGGTCTTCGTTGCCGATGACGCTATGCAGCTTGCCTAGCACGGACTGCGTGTCCTGACCGAACACACGGCCGAGGTTCGTTTTGATGCTGTCCGGCAGCGCACCCGTGCGGTTGCTCGATGCGTACTGGATGAACATGCGCAACGAGTCGGCGAGTTGATTGACCGAAGCTGCGCTTCGGAGAATCTCCGGGTTCGCTTGCTGCAAGTACGGAACGATCTCGTCGGTGATGGCTTGACGGATGCCGCTGAAGTCGTTGGAGGCCTTCGCGTCGTCGGTGGCCGCCGGCTTGATCTTCTCGGCCAGGCTGTCGTAAAGATTCTTTACGTGGCCGATCGCTTGCTCGCCGAGGTCTTGGGCTTTCTTCGCGGCGGCGACGGTCTGTTGGCTGGCCTGGTCGCCGAGGTTCGCCATGGCGTCGCTGACTTGCTGTCGACGCTCCGGGTCGAGCCCGGCCTTGCCGAGCAGCTCCTCGCCCCAGGCCTTGGCCTTCTGGGCGGCTTGGCTGTCGGAGAGATCCATCAGCTCCCTCAGCCGGCCGCCCTGCGCCGTGGAGAACTCGTTCAGGTCACCGAGCGGCACGCCTTCGGCCACGCGATCGACGGAGTCATCCGCCGCGGCCTTGCCCTTGGCGATCAGGTCGGGGATCGTCGTGTCCGGTGCCGGGCCGGTGACCAGAGCCTTCGCCTTGTCGGTCGCCGAGCCCACGGCGTCGCGCGCCGTGCCCAGCGCATCGCCCACGGATGCACCAATCTGGGCCTTCTTCCCGGTCAAGCCGCCTGCAGCGCCGAAGCCCGCACCAAGCACCCCACCCCCTACCGCGGCGTCAATCGCCTGCTGTGGGTCGATTCCGGTGCCCGCGCCGAGCTGTTTCGCCACTTCGCCCCCTGCCCCGAGCGCGGCTTGCTCGCCCGCGCCCTTGACGATGCCGCCCACCACGCTCGAACCAAGGTGCCCGCCGGCCGCCAGGCCGGGCACGACGTTCTGCAGCGCGGCCGAGCCCACGCCGGCCAAGCCGGCAGTGCGCAGGCTCGGGGTCTGCCCGGCGGCATCCTGTCGCTGCAGCACATCCCCGGTCTCCAGCGGCGCCTGCAGCGCGGTGCCGGCCAGCATCGTCGGGATCGCCCGGCCACGTGTCAGGGCCGCAGCGCCGAGCGCGAGGCCCGCCTGCGGCGCAGCCTGGCCCGCGAGCCCGGCCACGTAGTCTCCCGCGTCGCGCAGGCTGTGCACGTCGCGGTAGGAGCCCACGCGCGGGGCTTCCGTGGCGGCCTCAGCCGCGAGATCCCTGCTGCGCTGCAGCATCTCGGGAGAGTCGAGCGCCGCCGCGCCAAGCGCGTTGAGCTGGCCCTTCGCGCTGGTCAGCCCGGAGCGCAGTCCCTTCGAGAACTCGCTGGGGGTGTTGAAGTCGTCCTCGGGGACGCTGCCGCCCAGCTCCTTCACCGCATCGATCAGCGCGCCCATCAGCGAGCGCTCCGCAGGCTACGGCGCTCGGCCGGCGTCGGCCCGAGATCCGCGGTCGGAGTCTTGAACGCATCCGGCAGGAACGCGTTCGCCGGTTCGGTGTAGCGGAGGTCGTTGGCGCCGATCGACTGGCCGCCCGCCATGCGGAGCCGGTTCTGCACCAGCGTGCCCGGATCGTTGCCGGTGATGGCGTAGTCGAACAGGTCGTTGCTCACCGGGCCGCCAGCCGAGAACGGCCCGATGCCACGCGTCTGCGCGTGCCGCTGCTGCCGATCGAACAGCGTCTTCATGTAGGCAAGGTCATCGGGTTCGAGGCCGGCGAGGCCACGGTCCCTCAGCTTCTGTGCGCCGGCCGTGTTGCCCGAGGCTTCGAGGCGCTGGATGAGGCCGCCGAGCGTTTGCTGCGCGGCCGTGGTGAACTGGCCCACCTTGGCCTTGTCCGACACCACGTTCCCCTTGTCGTCCGTGGTCGTGAACATCGTGCCGAGCTTGTCGCCCAGCGCTTTGTCCGCGCTCTCGCGCGCGGTGCGGTTCTGCTCGGCGACCTGGGTGCCGTACTTTTGGACGTCGAGCTGGTAGGCCCGGTCCTTGTTGAACTGGTCGATCCGCGCAGCGTTGCGCGCGGTGGCAGCGGTCATGTCCTGGCCGCGCAACGTCACGTCCTGGCCACGAGCGGTGAGCTGCGCGTTCTGGTTGCCGAGGTACCGCTCGGTCCGATCGCGGGCCATCGCTCGCGTGCTCTCGCCTGCTTCACGCAGTCGCGCGGTCTGCACGCCGGCATTGGCGTTCTGACGCTGCGCTTCCGCGCCAAGGATTGCATTCGCCTGCTCGGCGCCGCGGCGCGGGTTCATGCGGATCGCCTGGTCGGCGAGGTAGTTCGCGCGGTCGCGTTGGTACTGGTCCTCGTTGCGCGCGGTGACAAGCGGGCCGCTGCCGCCGAGATCCGCCGCACCGCCGCCCGTGGCACCAGGGCCAAACGGGTCTTGACCAGCGGGCGCAGGGGAAGCGCTCGGCGTGAAGCCCGGCACCGTCGTCACGCCTGCACGCAGCCCGGCCGGTCCGTTCTGGCCACCGCTCGGCGAGCCGTCGGAGTAGCTGAAGCCGGGGGTAATGTTCGAGCCTGAGAACGAGCTGCCCGAGCGAAGGATCTGGTTCTCGGGCGGTGCCGTCGGCAGCTGCGGGCCGATGCTCGGGTCCGCGGTCTGTGCCCCCGGCGTCGCGGCGTTCGCCACGCCCGTCGGCAGCGAGGCGTTGGGCAGCGACGGCAGCGAGGCAGGCGCAGCGCCCGAGATCTGCGCACCGCGCAACGTGTTCGCCGCCACGTCGGCGCCTTGAATGCCGCGCAGCGCCGCGCCACCAGCTCGCAGCGTCGCCCCGAGCGCGCCGGCCGGGAGACCCAGCGTAGCGTTCAGGGTGTTCGAGATGTTCCGCGTCACCTCGTTGTCGCCGCCGAAGCCGAGCGGCTGGGGCTCGGGCTGCGCAGGCGGCGCTTCGTAGCCGGGAGCCTGACCGGGGATCACGCCGGCACCAGTCGTGGGGTCCGGAGCACGGCCCGGCTGCGGCGTGGTGTCTCCACGCAGCGCCGTCGCCCCGAGGTAGCCGATGGCACCAGGCAATGCGCCCTTCACCGCCGCGGTGCCGGCGCTGCGCAAGTTCTGCGCGAGCGCCGCGCGCACGGAGGTAGGAGCTGCGGGCGGCGTCGTGATGTTCGGTTGGATGCCGGGAGCGGGCGGCCCTTGGAAGCCAGGGGCGCCGGGCGCCGAGTTCGCCTGACGGAACGCCGTGGCTTCCGGCGATGCACCCTGCCGCAAGCTCTGCACCGGGGGCGGCTGGCGCAGTTCGGTTGCATCCCCGACGGGGATGTGCGGGATCTCCATGGCATCGCCGACGGGGATCGAGTCATACGCCTCACCGACAGGGATTCGAAGGCTCGCCATGATCTTTGCTCCGTCTAAGTTAGATGTGAGAGTTTAGAGCGATTCACTGCCCGAAATACCCGCTGCGGCGTGCAGGGCGTTGAGCGAGGCGGCCGCCTGCGTAGCGAGCATCTGCGCCGCTGCGATGGCGGTACTCACGCGCTGAGATAGAGCTTCGATCGCCGCACGCAGGTTCGCCTCTTTGGCTCTAACGTCGAACTCGGCAGTAGATGTGTCGGCCCGGAGCTTCGTCTCAGCGGCCGAGATCTGCGCGCGGTAGAACTCCGACACGGCGCCGGTCATCTTCGCCTGCGCATCGACGATCGAAGACATGAGCTGCGCGCCGACCTGGGGGCCGAGCGCGATGGCACGGATGAAGTCACCCGCCGCGCTCACCGCGATCTGGCGCAGGCTGATCGCCTTGTCGACCGCGAAGCGTACGTTCTCGATCTCCGTGTCGAACACCTTGATCGCGGTGCCACGCGACGATTCCGCGATCTTGTCGGCAGCGTCCTTCTGTGCTTGGAGGAGTTGATACGCCGCAGCGCCAGGCGGCAGGGGAAACCGGCGGCTGGCCCAGGTCGAGATCAGTTCCTCTTGAACACGGCCGGAATCCTTCAGCACGCGGGAACGATCACGCTCCCAGATCTGATCTTCGACCGCGGCATTGATCCCCGAGCCGCCGGTCGAGATCGCGTCGGCGAGCCAGGTCTGCGCCGCGGCGAGTTCGCTGCCGACGGGGAAGTACGTCGTCAGGAACGTATCGAACGAACTCGTCAGCAACGTCACGACTTCGTTCTTCGCTGTCTCGAACAACGACAGCGCCGCGGTCTGGTCGAGGGGCGTCGGTGCAGTGGGTGCGGTCGGCAGCGTCACGCCCACGGTCGGCGTCGCTGCGATCGTCGGCGCCGTCGAAGCGAGCGCAATCGCTGCATCGGTGCGGGTCAATGCATCGACGGACTTCGCCGCGGCCAGATCCCATGACAGGTTGAACACGCCAGCGGTGAACGCCGCGCCGACCGACGGGCCGGAATAGGTAAATGCAGGACTCGGCATTAGAGCCTCCGGTTGATGTCGACGATCGCGAACTCCAGCTGTTCAAGCTCGAAGTCGCAGCCGTCCTTGTTGTAGATCTCGAACGTCAGGTAGTTCGCCCTGATACCGCGGCCCGTGTCGAAGCGCTGGGTTTCGAGCGACTCCTTGAACCCACGGGCTGTGTAGAGGTACTCGGCCGCCTGCGGGCTTCCTTCATCGACGATCACTTTCAGCACCATGACGCCCGTCGAAGACATCGCCGCGTAGCACGCCTCGATGCGCTTCTGCTTCAGCGTGCCGAAGTTCTTCTTGCCGAAGCCCATCGAAGCGCGGATCGGCTGGCCGTTGTCGTCGTCGCCTTCGAGGAGGTACACGCCATCGCTGCGCGCGCCGTAGTAGCTGTCGCCGATGCGCGCGAAGCTGTTGAAGTCGTACTGCTCGTACGAGTAGCTCGCGGACGTGTTGAGGTTCATCACCCACGTCTGGTTGTCTTCGTCCGCCAGCGGCACGCCGGCCAGCATGTTGATCGCAGACATCATCACCGCCGAGATGTCGGCACTGATCGCGTCGAAGATCGGAGTCACCGCGAGCAGCGAGACGATCGAGGTTTCCTCGCGCGTGGTGAACGTCATGGCGTCGGTGATGACGCCGCTCTCGTTCATCAGCGCAGCGATGAGTACCGAGCCGATCATCGTTGGAGGAATGTTGACGACTTGGATCATCGATCCGGTACCCATCGGATCACTGCGCGCAAATACCATGGGGTACTCCATAGCGAGCTTCGCCTCGCCGTAGGGATGGTCCGCCGCCAGCATCGCCAAGCGCTTCATTGTCATCGTCGCGCCGCCAGAGCCCACGTACGAGAAACCGACAAAAGTCAGTGGTTCCATGGACATATTCGAACCGCTCGCGACGAGAAAGTCCGTTGCGTAGCTGTACATCTCCATCGGCGCCATACGCAGTGCGACCCCGCCAACGGGGTAGTTCGACGCCATCATGGTCAGCGGTAGCATGGTCAGCGGCGACTTGTCCACCGCTCCGCTGACCATGCGCAGGGGGAGCAGGTTCATCGCCACATCCACAACCGCGCGGCCCGCGTTCATGGCCATCGGGCGCATAACCAAATCAGCAGCAACGACAGGCCGAAGCACTGGATCGTAGATATAGTCGCCAGCCGTGTACAACGCAGCATCGGCGTAAAGGTAGTTGTACGGCGGTACGTAGAGTCCCGTGTGTCCGACAAAGATAGTCCGGTCGTTTGGAGTGCCTGCACCAGGATCAAGTGCTTCGTTGTGCGGCGAGGAGTAGTACAGCAAGTAATTCAACGTCCCGTCGAGCAGTTCGCTCACAGTCATGAAGATCGTGTCGCCGTGGCGCACAATCGTGAACGTGGCGCCTTCGGCGTACGCGACCCGTAGATCGTGGTCTACTGATCCATTGTCGCGGCTGCTCACATTGCCGCCATACAAATTGAACCCGATCGATGGGTTCATGCGGTATGGGCTGTAAAAAGCTAACCCAACAATAGCGCCAGTGAGAGATCGTGGCGCTTTGAAGCTGAATACAAGATCCGTCTGAAGCGACTTGATCGACAACGCACCAGCGTTCCATCCGACATTCAGACTTTCAACCGTGGCGGGTACTGTAACCGTACGCGGCGGGATCACGATCGAACCTGATGTCACGACGGCTACTTTTATAGCAGAGGCAAAGACACTGACCCCGCCGCTGCCGATTGGGTATTCCTTGCCGCCAATGAGTTGCGATACTGCATTCGCAGGCGGCGGCACGGACGGTCCTACCCAGTGGTACTCTATGAACGTCGTCGGGATCGTGTACCCCGGAATGACAACTTCACGTGTCGTGTTGACCGTGATTGTGTCCTTGATCAGTTTGTTGCTCATGGCTTGTCGAACTCACCGGGGAATGCCGCGTACACACTCTTGGCGTAGTTGGCGAAATAGTGATCCATCGTCCAGGCGCTGAAGTACGCACCAGAGTCGAGGCTCGACGGACCAGGGTGCAGGGTATAGAGCGTCTTCCAATCGACGAAGTTACCATCGGTCGACATGAATGTCAGCGTGCCCGCAGCATGGTCCGGTGCGGCGAAGATGATCTTGCCGGGGTTACCAGAGTTCACATACGGCTTCACGACGATGCCGTAGATCCCGCCCTGGCCAGGATTCCCGGCAGATGTCGGCTTGTTGATCGACGGCGCGACGATTGCCTCGGGCACGGGTGCAGAAGTAGTCCACGTTGCCCCGAAGTCGCGGCTGAATACGATGCGCCACACGAAGCCGAACGTGCCCTCGTCGTAGAGCGTCGGGACGTACACACAGCCGTTGCCGAACGCCATCGGGAGCGGGCGCATCCAACCGAGCAACGTCGTGCCAGGGATTGGGTTGGTCGTCACCGAATTGCTTAGGTCCGGGTTCCGCTTCTCGCGATACCCACCAGTCATGTTCACCAGGAAGTTTTCGAGCGGCCAAGTGATCTTGGTGTACCCAGTGCCGCCAGTACCGATGAACGCGATGCAACGAAACACCGCGCCGATGTCGCCGATGTTGTACGGCGGCCCGCCCGCAGCCTGGTAGTCCGGATCACCCTGCATGTACGCATTCGGCACGATCACGAGCGACTTGTTGCTACCCAGATAGACAACCTTCATGTTCTTCAGCATGTACATCAACTGAGAGTCGTTGTAGAAGCCGAGAGAGGGAAGGTTATCGTCATCAGGGCCGATGCCTTCAGTCACACCAGGGTCGGTCAGGTTCGTGTAGATGTACGGCGTCAGGAAGTCCGCGTCATGCTCGGTCCAGGTATCTCCGTGGTCGGTCGTCAGCACGAGCTTGATTGGGCCGTAGACTGGAGGATCGGAGTAGCCGGGGTCGACAACCGGCAACCCGGTATGAACATCGGTGTGGCTGTTGCGCACGCCGATGTAGTTGTTCAGCGGCGCGCGGAAGCAGATCGCTTTCCCACGACCGATGCACTCAGGCATGAGCGTCCATGACGCCCAGCGTCGACCCGTCGCCAGGTTGTCTACGCCAGTTATCGCCGGCAGATCAGTCGCGGTGTACGTCGTCTCGGTCAGTGAATAGTCGCCCGTCGCGCCGATGAGGATGTGCGGCCGCGGCGAGATCAGGAAGCCGCCGAACGCCTCGTATGTGACGACGTTCTCAAGATAAGAAGTCAAGTATCGGTATCGCTTCGTGTCGTTGTCCCAACCAGTCGGCACGGTCGTGACGGTGAGAAGGAACGCGGCATACCCGATGGGGTCACCGATCGGGTCAGGCGGCACGATCGGCAACGTGTCAGCGAAGGAGATCGTCTTCTTCTCGTGCCCTAGCTCGGTCGCGCTGTACTCCCGGCTCGCGATGCTCGCGCGCGCGATCGAGAAGTGATACATCACACCGTCATGGCTCGTACCCGTCGTGTCGGCCAGGCCGGTGATGCGAGCGATGTAGTCGTCGCCCACGAACGCCTTCCAAGGCGTGATCTCGTAGGTCGTGACGCCGTAGGAGTATTCGGTCTTGTGCTTCTTCTCCGGATTCGTCGTCAGCATCTCGAAGCCACTGGTGCCGAGAGTCTGATGCCCCCAGAGGTAGTCAACCACCTTCACAGGCTTGTTGACGAACACCTCATAGAACCCGTTCTTCTTGTAGCTGACCGAATCCGGCCCGTAGGTCGTCAGGAACGGAGCATCGATGCCCTGCTGAGCGCGGGTCTGAGCTTCACCGATCGGAGACGAGCCGTCCCATAACTTAGGGTACTTCATGGGTACCGACGAACATTGTCCAGAAGTCGGGCGTGTCTTCAGGGGGCGGAGCGTCGATGCTATAGATCGTGACGTAATCGAAAGTCGAGTCAGTGGATTGCTGGATATTCAAGTAGTCCAGGTCGAGACGGTCCGAACTGGTGTACGAGTTCGACACGGTCACCACCGTGGCTCCGAACGTCAAGATCGTTGTACCCGGAATCACCTTGATAGATCCGAGATACGTTCCCCCGCCGGCAAGAGTCACCGGTTGGGTGATGCTGTAGCCAGCGACGTTCATGATCCATTGAGAGCCATCCCATTGAATCGTGAACCCATCCTGAAAGGTGTAGCCCGCATGCCGGCCGCCGACACCTATCGCCGATTTAGACGTGTCGAGAGTGGGCGCCGCAGTCCACGAAAACCGCATATCCCAGCCGCCCGCCGGGGTGTAGGCGATGTGATCGGGGGTCGAACCATCCTCTCCGTAGGATGACGAAGTAATGAAGCTCCCGGTCGGGTACGGACTGGTCGTGGTGAGCTTTCCCGAGGAGCGAACAGCTGTACCGTTCCCCGTCGACCACGCAAACGAGTTGAAGCCCAGCGTATCCGGAGAAGCGCCGTTATTGTCCCCCGAGCCGGAGAACTGGTCGTCAAAAAAGACTACGCTGGGCATGTCTTACAGCGTCGGCAACGCCACCGAGTAATAGTCGATGGTCTGCGTTGCGGCGTTTACCAGCGCCACACTCGTCAGGTTCAGTTCCCCGCCCGCGAGCGCGACCAATCCTTGAATGCGCGCTTGCGTCGTAGACGAAGTACCGTCATCACCAACAGCGACATGACGGAAGAACGTCGCGGTGCCGGATGCTGCATTGACGCCACTCCACACCTCCGCCGACGCTTTCTGAAGGACACCGCTGGCCGCGGCCGAGGCGAAATTGATGCCAGTGCCGGTACTGTTGTTGCTGATCGTGCAGAGCAGCGTCGCGCTCCCGAGTGCCGAATCGGCATCGGGCGGAACGGCCCCACCGTAGATCTTGATGAACCCCGCGGCGAAGATTGTCTTCAGCGGGTTCGTGTCGAGCATTTTGTTGCGCAGCCCGGTCGAAAGTTGCATTGACATGCTATGTGCCTCTTAGTTGGACGTGAGAGTGAAGCCCGCAGTGATCCGGAGCACGCTGCCCGAATCGAGTACCTTGGGAGAAGAGAACTTGACGGCCGAGACCAGCACGCCGGTCGTCGCACCCTTGGCCGACGACGACGACATGAAGCCGCCGTAGATCGTCTTCGTGGCGTTCATCGTGAACTCGGCGCGGCTCGCGGAGTTGTCGAGCGCACCAGCTGCTACGGTGCCTGGCACGAATGCCACGCGCGTCGTCTCGGCGTAGGCCGTTGACTCGGTCGCGGCGGCCGGCAACGTCGCGGCCGTCACGCCTGCGCTCGGGGTGTAGTTGCCCTCGTAGATTCCGATGTACCAGGTACCGACTTGCGACGTTCCTTTGAACTCGGTAGTGAGGAAGTGGTTGAGGCCCTCGGTTGGAACGAGGTTCGAGATCCATTCGGACTCGACGACTTCGCCGCCTTTGAGGACTTCGACGAGATAGCGGAATCCGCCACGTAGTTGATCGATCACAGCACTGTTTCCTTTCGAACGATTTCCGCTTCCATGAAGCTACCTGCGGCAGCAACATCCGGCCCAGTACCGAAGAGCGTCGATGTCACGCGCTTCATGCCGTCAGCATCTCGGTACAACGTCGCGCCGGCCTTCGCCGTCGGGACTCCGATGGTCTTGTCTTGCGGGTATTCGACCGACCCGTCTTCATGCGCCACGACATAGCCGTTCGGACTCATCCACCAGACATCGGTCGTATCCGGCGAGCGCGCGCTGCTGCGCGCGTATCCCGCGTATGGGGACTTCACCGAGAGCTGGGAATCATCGATCGGGTCGGGCAACCAGTAGGTCTTGTCGGCGACGATGAACACGCCACCACCACAGGGTTCGAGAACCGAGATCACCTCGGGGAACGGGATGTATCCCTTCGCCGGGTTGTAGAGGCCGAACGCATAGGGCTCCGAATAGAAGAGCACCGTGCCGCTCGCGACCAGCAAACGCCCATTGAACGCCCTCACGATGTTGCCCGGCGGCATCTGCTGCATCAGCACGGTCTGGCACCGGCCGCCGAGCGTCGGGATCACCGTGATGCTGGTCGTCGCGCCTGCGCTGTAGTTCTGCGCCGTGCCGGTGCTGAGCAGGAGGTCGCTGTTGACCGGGCTCATGTAGATCCGCGCGTAGCCCGCAGGGATGTTCGAGATCGTGATCTTCCCGTTCGCCGGTACCTCGACTTGCACAGGCACCGTCGAGCCCGACTCCTCGCCCGTGGCCTGGTTGACCGCGGTGAGGCAGACCAGGTAGACGCCGGCCGGCAGCGAGCCCCCTGAGAGCCCCGAGACGCCCGGTTCCGGGCTGAGCCGCGGCACCCCTACGCTGAAGTCGGCCGCGCCCTGCACGCGCCCGATAGCGGCCCCGTTGGAGTAGTAGGTGCTGCCGTCGCCCGGAGAGGCGTAGGAGACCGGGGCGGCCGGGTCGAGACCGCCGCGCACAGCTGTCGGCACCGCGGCGGCCGAGAGCGCATACAGCGTGCCGTTGTCGACGAAGAACGCAGACCCGTCCTCGTCGCCCCACAGGCTGTGTGCCTTGGTCGCGTCGATCACCCGTGTGTAGCCCAGTCGGCGCTTGAGCGTGCCGGCTTCGGTGATGTCCGCGTTTACGGCGTGGCGCAGGAACGTCTGCTTGCCCGACGCGTTGCGCTGTTCGAGCTGCGTCGGCGGCAGGCGGTTGTTCACGCCGGCCGGGAACGGTCCGAGCGGGGCGGGGCGGAATGGCGCGGTCATGTCGGGATGTAGTTGTCGAACTGCGCGTCGAACTCGGCGGCCGGGAGCGTGAACCAGACGTTCGTGTCAACGGCGCGGATCACCTTCATGGCGGCCGAGCCGTCCCACGAATAGGCGAGCGCCACCATGGATTCATAGATCTTCCCGGTCGCACGGCAGACGTACATCTCGCTCATAGCTTCCAGAACTCCATCGGGTGATCGGCGCTCGGTTGAACGAGCCATGCATCGAACTCAGCCACGTACTTCGGTCGACCGAAGTTCATCTCGCCCGCGGCATAGTTCGTGTAGTTGCTCGTGCCGGTGAGCGCATGACGCGCCCAGGTCCACGTCCCCGAAACAAGGTCTGCGAACGTCGTGGCACCGGCCGGGCGGCTGAGTTCGAAGTACCCAGTCGGCGGAGTCGTCGATGTATCGAGGATGATGAAGGTGTCGGTCTTGTTCGCCGAACGGCCTTGACCGTTGCGATGCTCGATACCGAAACCACCCATCGTGACCGGACCGGTCCCCGTGAAGTTGATGACGCTGAAGCCCGCGGGGATGTTGTTGGCGTCGCAGATGCAGAGGTTCGAGCCCGCATACGCGGAGCCCCATTGCACGCCGGCCAGGATCGCGTCGAAGACCGGGTCATAGACACCGCCCGCTTCGTTCGAGTGCGGGTACAGGCCCGAGACTTGGTCAACGCTGCCCCAGTTGCCGACCCGCGCAGCCATCGTGCCGGACTGCCACGTGTTTGCGGAATTCGTGTAGTCGAAGGTGAAGTAGTTGGTACCGTTGTCCGACGGGAAGCGGATGAACAGCTTGCGCTTCGTGTCCTTGACGAAGCATTGAACGATAGACGACGGCGTGATGGTCCCGGAGTCTCCGAAGCGGCTCCAAGTCTTCGAGACGAGATTGAACGCGTGCGCCTGCGCAGCGCTGATCGCACCGGAGCCAACAGCAGAGCCATAGGCTTGAACGATGCAAGGACTGCTTGCTTCGTTGCTGTCGAGAGCCAGCAAGTTGAAGTACATGTGCTGACTGGCGGGACGATTTGCGATGTCTTCGCCGTGCACGGTGTCAGCGGTCGCCACTGGGTCGACGCGCGACGGAGCGAGCATCAGCTCCCATGCGTTCGTGCTCGCGCGCCAGGCAATGACACCGTCATAGCCCGTGTCGCCGTGACCACCGCCATAGACGACGTACAGGAGATCGCTCAACGCACCGTTGGCGTCGTAGATCCGAACGAGTTGCGCACTACCCCACGCACCCAGCACCTTCGGCAAGTTGAATTGAACATCGCCCGCGGTGAAGCCGCTGCCGTTCGCAGCGGTGTCGTTCGGCACGCTCGATCCGAGCTGGCCGATAGTGCCGGCGGCCGGGAGCGTGAACGGCCAGTCATTCGGGCATGCCGGCATCACTGCCGAGTTGCCAGCTGCGAAGATGATCTGACCGAAGTCCATGTAATACGAAGCTGCGGGCGGGATCGCCCCCAACTCCATATTCAAGTACCCAGTCAGGGACACAGCATTCCAACCCGGCAATGCCGTTGTCCAGGTGTTCTCCGTCGGACCGCTGGAACCGAAGATGATTGCTTCGTTGGTCTTCGAGATGACCTTGGTGTAGACCGTCTCTTTGAACTTCGCTGCGTACAACTCGACAGTGGTGTCTTGCACACCCGTAGCAGTGGGGTTGCCAGTCGGGTCCCAGTTGTGGCCCGCCTTGACGTGCAAGAGGAACGTCACCCACTGACCGCTCGGGTTTTCGTAGGCGGACCCGACCGGAGCATCTGCCGTGCCGTTGATCGCGGTGAGGTCGTACGGACCGCCAGGCTGGAGGGAATGGTTCGTGCCTTCGATGAGTCGGCCTGCGAGTCCGCCGTTGACCGAATACGCCGCGATGGCAACGACGGGTTCCGGAGTCGACGGGATCTGATAGCGCGTGCCGCCCGGCCCGTACCCCATGGCCAGCTGCTGCGGCACCGTCATCTGCGACTGCAGCATGAAAGTCTTGCGACCCCAGCGATTGTCATTGTTGTAGTTGGGGACGTTCAGAGCCAGCATGCGCGGGTCGACGTACTGGCGCCACTGCAGCCAGAATTCATCCCCGTCCCACACGTTCGAGCGAAGAACGCTGTCGATATTGACCGGGCCGTAGTCACTCGGCCGCCACGTGGGGTGAGCAGCTTGTTCGTCAGCATGTCCGTACCACGCATACCCGAAGGCTTGGCCACCATGCGGGAAATTGGTTTGGTCGTTGACGCTCCGCAGGATCTTGCCCGGCTTGTTGATGTCGTCGACCACGCGCCCGGTACTGTCCGCCTTCAACGCGGAGAACAGTCGCGACCAGTTCACTCCGCACTGGTGACCGATATAGACGGTGTTCGCCGCCACCCAGTCCTTTTGTGCTCCGTACAGTGGCTGACCACTCTGGGCTTGATAGGTCACGGTCAGAGTGTTGCCCGACTTGGCGGTGACGAGCCACAGGTTGTTCTGTTGATCGGCGAACTCGGCCGTGGTGTGCACGTAGTAACTGCCGTATGGCGCGCCCGTCATCGGGTTCGTCGCGGCCGGGTCGGGCCAATAGGTGGCGTCATTTATCGTCACCGGCCGCGGCCCAACGCCACCACTGACCAACAAGTCCGAAGTGATCTTCGCCCCGAGCGCGTAGAAGCGCATCGCGGTACCCAGCACCGGCACCGTGACCTTGGAAGGATGAAGGGCCGTACCCGCTTCGAGCACACCGGCCGAAGACCCCGTCAGGAACGACGTGATCTCTTCCTTGGCGCTGATGTCATGCGACCAGACAACACCGGCCGCGGTAGATCGGGCCGTGTAGTCAGCAGAGACAGACGGAGGAGGAGCTGGCGGCGCGGCTACGAGAAACGTGGCGGCGTCGATATAAAACGTCGCGCCATCCCCCCTGGTAATACGCCACGATTGCGACGTGCCGTTGATCTGTTCTTTGATCGATGCAATCGAGTAGCCGACGATGTATCGCTTGAACCAAGCGAACACGCTGGCGCACAGCGCTTCGGACGTTGGCCCGAACCACTTACGCCCCGAGTTGTCGGTATTGAGTCCCGACTTGATCTGGAATGGGCTGAAGGTATTCGCTCCGAGACAGAACGCATTCAGCAAGTGACTGGCCAAGAAGAGACCACGCTGGCCGTCGTCCGCCAGCGCGTACATCGGGTTGGTGAAGCCGCACTCGGTTACGTCGAAGCCGCCCCAAGTACCGCCGAGCGAGATGACTTCCTCCATCGCTTCCGCGATGCAGCCTTTGTTCGAGCTGAAGAGCGCGTCGCCGACGTTCGACGTGTTGGCCGACATTTCGTTCGGCGAGCAGTCATAGGGGTGAGCCCCCCAGCTGTCGAATGTCTGATATCCCTTGACGCTGGTGTTGACTGCGCCGCTCGCGTTCAGGAACGTGCGAACGCCTTTCAGTGCATCGCCTGACCCGATCCACCCGGCCGAGACGATGACGAACCGCGAGTCGACCGCTTTCGCGGCGGTCTTGATCGTGTGGTGAATATCGACCAGCTGCGCCATCGAGCCGGTGAAGAAGTTGCCGCCGGCCGGTTCATTCCAGCACTCGACTCGATCGATCGTTCCGTACCCGTATCGAGTCAGGAACGTCGTGACGAACGCCGACAGATCGGCGAGGTTCGCCCAGGGCACTCCCGTGAACTCGTCCGTGATACTCGGGTTGGTCGACTTGACCCGCGGAGTCCCGAAGAACGAGATCGTGATCTTCAGCCCGAGCGCAGCCGCGGCAGCGATGCGCGCGTCGTACCAGGTCCAGGTCGGATTCGCTGGGTCGGAGATGATCGACTGCGCCGGGCCGGCCGCGCCGACGTGCGTGCCGTTCGCCAAAGTGCCGACGCCATCTTCCCAGCCGAATGCCCGCAGGCCCCCGATGCTGCCGGCGTAGGCCGGCGCGGAATACTGCGTGCCGTAGCCGCCAGCCGGGCCAGGCCACCCCGGCTCGACTGGGCGGATGAACGTCGCAGGGAAGACCCTCGGACCGTTGTAGAGGCGTTCGGCACCGCGCCAGGCCCCCGGCGGGTTCGTGCCGGCGATCTCCAGCATCCGCCAGCAGCCGAGGCCGCCCTTGCGGCCGGGACTGCCGCTTACGCCGCCCGAGCCACCGGAGCCATAGGCCGTGTTGATGATGCTGTCGGTAGCACCAGCGGAGTACGAGTCAGCCTTGCCGTTGTAGCCCTGGGTCCAGCTGAAGCCGGGGTTGTTGCCGCCCGCCCCTGCATCGGCACCGCCGTTCACGCCCTGGTTGTTGACCCCGGCGTTGCCGTTGATCGAATCAGCGGCGCCACCGAAGCCACCCGTGCCGGCGGTCGAATTCGAACGGGTCGATTCATAGAAGCCGCCCCCGCCGCCGCTCGCGCCAGGTACGACGTTCCCCGCGGTGATGTAGCTCGCGATGTCGCCGGGGAAGTTGCCCGTGCCACCACGCGTACCGACCGCGTTGCTGCCAGCTCCGCCGACCATCTCACCGTTGGGCGAGCTGGCACCGTTGCCACCGTTCACACCCACCGCGCTGAACCCGCGCGCGCCGCCGCGTAGCGACTGCAGAAGTACGGTCGTGTTGTTGGCCAGCACGGCATAGGCCGTGCTGTTCTGGGCATTTACACCGTCGGTCGACGACGGAGCATTCGCCCGTCCAGGGGTGCCCAACAAGCCGTTGTAGAAGTCGATTGCCTTCGTCGTCGCCGGCAGGTTGTATAGCTTCCCGAGGCTCGCCGAGCCGACGTACTCGCCGGCCGAGCCGCCGCCACCGCCACCGCCAGCGGTCTTGCCGCCGCCACCGGGGCCGCCCGGAGCGATGCCCTGCAGGCGCACCTGGGTCACGCCAGGCGTGATCGGCACCCGCACCGTGGTTCCGGGCAGGATGATCAGGTGGGCCTGGGTCTGGTAGGCGGTCTCGATCGCCTGCGCCAGTACGCCAGTCGAGATCACGGCTTACCCCCCACCATGTCGTAGACGTTGGTTGCCGTCGGGACCAGCGTGCACCAGGGATTCGCAGCGCCGCTCGTGCGTGCCTCATTGACCGTCACGCCAGAGGCAGCGGCGAAGGTCATGGTCCCCTTGGCCTCGACGCGCCGCATGAACCCGAGCGGGACGGTCAGTACCGGGGAACTGGTGCAGATGAGCGGCGCCTGTGCGTCCGCCGTGGTCAGAACTCGATCCGCCGACACCGGGATCGGAGTCAGGACCGAACCGGCGTCAACATACTGCTTGGTCGCTGGCTGCAGCGCTGCAGTTGGATCGGCCGCGAGCACGAGCGGACCGGTCATCGTGTCGCCGCCCTTCGCGACCTTGCCGCTGACTGACGAGGTCAGCGCGGACACTGCCGACGACAGCGTACTCAGTGCGTTGGATAGCGCTGTGTTGATCGTGGTGAGATCAACCGAGGCCGCATCGGTGAGGCCCGCATAGGTCGATGACCCTCCCCCACCGCCACCGCCGGTGAGGTTGATCGTGACTGCGCCGATGCGCATGCCGGTGATCGCGCCGCTCGAATCGCGGATGAACTCAGCTTGTCCGACTTCACCGAATGCCATGATGATCTTCCTTACTTCTTACTTAGACGTTAGAGGCCGCCATAAGCGATGAGGCCGGGCTTGTAGTTGCGGCGCTCCAGTTCGAGCTTCGCTTCGGCACAGCGCGACCTGAACCGCGCTGCAAACGATTCACTCCGCGTGCGGTTGTATGTGTCCGCGTCGTCCTTCAGGTACGCCAGCTCGAACATCCCATCGATCAAGTACGCCACGTACTCGTCGCGGATCTCGAACGACGACGTGCTGTCGACGATAGAGGTAAGAGGCAGACGCCCGACTGTGAGATTGATCGTCGTGTTCGCGCTCGGCCGATCGACGGCGCGCAGCATGTTCTCGCTCTCGCCGATGACGAAGTAATTCAGGTTCGCCGTACGCGAGAACCCGCGCACTGTCGGGTCCGTATGGTTGTAGATCTTGTAGTCACGAAGCGCCGTGAGATCCTTCGCGTCGAACACCCGCAAGATCCGCGGATCGAGCGCGGTGTACGTGTCGGTCGGCGTCACGACGATCGAGCAGATCGAAGACACGCTGTCGCGAATGCCGTCGGTCAGCCGCGCGAACGTGATCTGCGCTTCGTCCATGTACCCATAGATCTCGTCGTCGGCCCACATCGGCGGGTCGGCCTTGTCGCCCGACTGACTGCGGAACTTCGCGAGGAGTTGAACCGGAGTCATGGCGTTACCAGGTCGAATGAAGCGGGGGGTTGGGAAGCCGGCAACATGAACCCGGCACGAAGACCCCCACCCCCCGCTGGGGATCGGTCAACGTTCTTCTTGATCGAACGGATGTAGCTCTGCAGACCGATCACTTTGTTGGCGTCGGACTCAGCTCCTGCAGCCACCTGTTGATATTGGCCGACGCACTCGCTGAAGCGCCGACTGACTTCGGCGGCGTCATCAATGAGGCGTCCGGGTCCGGGATCACTGGCGCTGGGGGCACTACGGGCAGCGGCGAGAAGCTGCTGCAGCCGGCGAACGCTTGACTGAGCAGCAGAAGCAGCGGAAGCAGCAGCTTCCGCACGTTGAACGTCCTGAACATGTGCACTCTCCACGTTGGCCCGGACACTCGCGTCCTCTGCCTTTTGCTTTTCGACGGCAGCATCGAGATCCTTCTGGGCCTGCTCGCGCATCGCGGTCTGGCCGTCCGCCACGCCGTCGCGGTACTGGTTGTGCCCGTAGCTCCAGACGGCCAGGCCGGCGCACGCCAGCGCGAGCGCGGCGATGATCAGGTCGGTCTTGATACTGGAGAACGCGGCGAACATCTCAGCCCACCGTGATCGCGATGTCTTCGCCCGCGGACTTCGCGGCTTGGAGCTGGGCAAACAGGGCATTGAATGCCGCGCGCGAGTTGCCGATGAAATCGGTCGACCGCGTCTGCCCGACGAGAATGCAGCCGTCGGTGTCTCCCGAGGAGTTCCCCGGATGAATGCGGATGCCGATGAAGTTCGGCACGTCGATCAGCAGCGGCAGCATCGTCTTGAAGCGCGGGCTGAACGTTATGTCGACTTTGTAGTTGCCAGCGGGAATCGCGGTCTCACCGTAGATCTTTACCCCGTTGGGGCGGACCACGTCTTCGAGCGTGTAGCACTCGAACTTGCCATTGATCGCGAGTTCTCCGATCGTCGAGTCCGAGCTGAAGTTCTTGCGAGCCAGAGTGAGCTTCATAGATTGCCAGCCTTCGAATTCATGTATGCCGGTGGAACAAACTTGACGCCGCGCTGATGAGTGACGCTGAGATGAGAGATAGCGGTACCGATCGCAGCCATCGAGTCGATGTCGACAGTCTTCGTCACGAGCAGCTTGGCAATCGCAACGATCAATCCGGCCCCGAGGAATCCATGCAGAGCGACGTAGTCAATGCGCTGAGTCTTGTAGTGCAGCTTCACCATGCGAAGGAAGTACGCTGCGAAGCAAACGCACCCTAGCGCCGCAGCGCTGTATGCGAAGAACTCCATCATGGCTGTCCTCCATCCGAAGGCGGCCGAGGCGCAATAGGCGGGAGTCCGAAGGCCCTCCGGATACCTTCGACGACGATGTTTGGCAGAACCTTGATCAGCGTCTTGGTGATCGGGTAGAAGCCAAAGGCGAGGCCGACCGCAGTGAGGTACCGAACAGTCGGCTCTTCGATGTGCGTCAACTTGCTGAGCGCCGTGGCTGCGAGAGCTGAGATCAAACTCGACAGGACGAACTTCGCGATGGCCTTCGGGATGCTCTTCTCGGGGTCAAGACCCTGACCGAAGAACCCACCCGCGAATGCGTACAGGAAAGTCGTCATGTCGATGCCGAGCACCGCAGAGACAGTCGTACCGATACACGCAACGGCAGTCGTGCACGCTACGCTGATACCGATGCCGACCGTGCTTGCGGGCTCAGCCATGGATCACTTCGACTCGCCGAACTTCTTCTGGAAAGCAGCCCAGCTCGAATCGCGTTCCGCGACCGACACGGAGAAGCCCACCAGGCCCGACACGACGCGCGCATGGGGCTCACCGCCCTTGGCCAGGTCGTTCGGCTCGCCGCGCTTCATGATCTCTTCGTACGCCATGAAGATCTGCTTCAGGCGCTCGGCCGCGGTCTGTTCCTTCTCGGCTTCGAGCACGAGTTCGGTGTCCTCGGCGACACCATCGGCGGCCATGGCCTCGGGCCAGAGCTTCGGGGGAACGTGTGTGGGCACGCCCTTCTTGAACTCGACGGAATGGCCGAAAATGGACGGGATCGTGATGTCCCTGGGCATGACGAATTTCATGTGTGAACTCCAGTTGTGAAACAGGCCGAGCTACGGGCAAATGCACGCGGCTCGGCCTGCGAAGCGGCGAAGGTGCCGGGGATCAGGCGATCTGTGACTCGTTGGCGCGACCGCGCACGACGTAGGTGACGCGGACGGTGACCTTGCCGGCGGTGGCGTTGGCACCCGCGTTCGCGAGCGCGATGCGGACGTTCTCGCCGACACCCACGTAGCCCGTCGGCACGAGCACGGTGCGGCCGGTCGCCTTGATGTTCGTGGCACCCAGGTAGCGCGTCGCGTTGCCCGAGTCGCCGACGGTGATCGTCGCGGTGCTGGAGTCGTTCGAGGCGATCTCGACGGTCACGTCGCCGCCGATCACGATGGCGTTCGGCGGGAGCGGAATCACGTCGGCGATCGGCGCGGCGACCGAGAACGCCTTGACGGTGCCATCGGTGGCGAGGATGGTGTCCGTCAGGTTGAAGACGAACTCCGCGTGGAGGGCGTACTGCGCGGTGCGCGAGGCATTGAGCTTGGCCATGATCTGGGCCTCCTTATTGCTGAGCCACGTACGTCGAGATGACGCCGAAGTCTTCGGTGGAGTTGCCCTCGTAGATCGAGCCGAATTTCGGCTTCAGGAACCCGAAGATCTTCCCCAGCTCGATACCTTGCTGGTTGCCGTAGTCGAACTCTTTCTCGTTCCACTCGGGCTCGCCGATGTCGGCCATGCCCAGCGCTTGAGCGCCGCAGAAGAGAACCTGGCATCCGTCGACCGTGCCCGAGCTGCCGTACTTCGAGCCCGAGGCCGCGCCCAGCGTGTTCGGCACGTGGCGGAACTCGTGCAGGTAGATGCCGTCGATGTTGACGGCGTCGCCCGTGAACAGCTCGTTCTTGTCGCCGCGCGTGATCGCGTGGCGCAGGTTGAGCATGTAGTCCTGGTCCATCTTCAGCTTGGCCATGGCCAGCGGGGTCAGGAACGCGTGATAGGTCTCGCGGCCGCCCGATTCCTTGACGCCGCGGATGTAGCGGGTCTTGGCGTAGGCCTTGAGCTGCACGAACATGTTCCAGGTCGGGAAGTCGACCGAGGTCACAGCGCTCGACGCGGCGTTCGCCACCAGCGTCTTGTTCGTCGCATCCCAGCGCAGGCGGCGGTTCGAACTCGGCGCGGCCACGTCGGCTGCGAATTCGAGGAACGGGAGATCCGACGAAGACCGGGTCGAGCCGTCCGGCTTCAGCGTGTAGCTGATGCCGGCGAGGGTCAGGAACGCGAGCTGGTCGATGCGGTCCGCGAGCCAGTAGGACAACACGTCCTTGCTGTTCGAGCGGAACTCGACGACGCTCTTCTGGTTCGCCATCTTGCCTTCGTGGCGATTGGCGTGGCGCAGCTGGTCGATGCGGATCACCTGGTCGTAGGTGAGCATCGATTCTTCGTTGCCTTCCAGGGTGCGGTCGCCGGCCACGCCGTCGCCCACCAGGTCCGCCAGCAGCGTGATCACGGCGCGGGCGCCCTTCTCGCTTTGCTTCAGCTCGGTGATGTGCTGGATCAGCGAGTTCGGACCGGAACCCAGGAACCGGTTGACGAAGGACATGTTCCGGGCATTGCGCCAGGTGTCGCGAGACCAGATGGTCTTCTGCTCGTTCGTGAGCAGCGAGAAATTGGTAAGCACTTGGTGTGCCTCCTGCGGGGTCTAAGTTAGAGACTCGGGTTCCTTGCCGAATCTCGCTTCGGACCTGCGCAGGGTTCGCGCCGTATCGTGGCGCCGCCGATGCGCGGCAGTTTACTCTAAGTTAGAGCTTCGATGTCAAGCCGCAAAGAGAAAGGCCCCTTTCGGGGCCTTGGTCAGTCCAGCAGGTAGAGCCGTAGCCTCGTGGGCGTCGGGATCTTGACCAGCCTCGGGTGAGGCGGCTTCGGCCGGCAGAGCCGCGCGAGAACGCGGACCAGGCGGCAGAAGTCGCACATCACGCCACCGACAGGGTCAGCTTGGTCGGCGTGGCGATGGTGATCGTCACCGGGGCCGTGGGCACGACAATCGTGGCGTCGGCCGGCACGACGGGGCCGATGGGCGCCTCGTCGGCGTCGACCAGGCTGATGGTGCCGGCGTAGGTGCCGGGCACGGTGACCACGACGCTGATGCTCGTGGCGCCGATCGCCGCGGTCTGCTTGACCTGGGCGCCGGTCGTGGTTTCGGTCAGGGTGAGGAGCAGGCCGACGGCGGCGGTGCCGTCGGGGTAGGTTGCGTTGGGGTCGTTCTCGATGGTGCCGTTGACGGTGGACATGGGGGCTGTTCCTTGCAAGGGGGAAGCGGGGACCATCATCGTATCCCCGTTCTTAGATCGTGGTTAGAGCTTAGATGTTTCAACGTGTTTTAGCTGATCCGAATCAGACCGACCCGCCCGATCGTCAGTCGCGCGGTGCCCGCGCCAGCGAACGTCGCAGTGAGATTGATCCGGAAGATCGACGGCGTGCCGGTACCGGGGATCGTCAGCGGCCGAGTCTTCGAGACCAGAGTGAACGACTCGGGGTAGGGTCCGTCGGTGGAAGCCCACGCGTTCTCCCACGAAAAATAGTTCGTGGTTCCGTCGTAGTACTGCAAGTAAAACTGAATACCCGACAGATTCCCGGCACTCGTCAGCGCCGCGCCACCGGCACCCGAGGCCGAGATCTCGGCGACAGCGATATACGTCGCACCGACGACGGCGTTCGCATGTTGACTCGGGAATCGCGCTTCGTATGCGTCACCAGCTGCGGTAGCGGTGACTTCCATGGACATATCTTGTCCGAACCCGTCCGCGCGCGAAGCCACCGAACAGACGCACGCTGACGGAGAACCGCCGCGGTTGATCGAGATGCCGCCGGTCGGGATATTCCCCGAGACGTTCGTGCCGGTCGCAGCAGTCGAACCAGTGAGCAACGGGTTCGGTTGAAGCTGAAGAATCGCACCGTCTGCGGCGATCGTCGCAGCGTTCGATGCCGGCAAGATGTCGGTGTACGAAGGGATCGTCGCGAGAATCCACGATTTCAGTGCTTGTGCTTCGCGATAACCGCCGAGATTGTTCTCGTGCACCGTCGCATCGCGGAAGTACGTCGACAGCGACTCGATGTTCGCCGAAGTCGGCGCGAGCATCGAGTTGTAGATGTCGACAATCTGCATGCCCGGAGTCGCCGCGACATAGTCACGGATCTTCCGGTTCAGGTTGTCGAGTTCCCGCGCTTTCGCAGTCGTCATGCCGCCGGTAGCGAATGCCGGCAAAGGAATCGTGAGTGCGACCGGAGTGATCCCGGCGGCGAAGAGCGCCTTGTAGATCTTGATGATAATCGGCATCGTTGCTGATGCCGTCCCACCATTCGTGATGATGTCGTTGAAACCAATCGACACGAAACAATACCGCGGCGCGAATGGAATCACGCCGGGGGAAGTTGTCACGACGGCGGCCTGACTACCGATAGCGCCGAAGCCTGCTCCGAACGTCGCGTTCGAGAGCCGGTTCAACAGCCCCTGCGCGGTGTCGCCGGAAACACCAGCGTTCGCCACGAGATTCAGACGCTGACGAGCAAGCGCGTTGCCCAACGTGAACCACCGCGGACGGCCGGTGATTGCAGTCGAGCTTTGGTCATAGTGCTGTTGAACGCGCGAGTCGCCAGCGATTGCGCACGTCACGCCGAGATCGGGCCGCTGTTCGATGGCGTTGATCTGAAACGACGAAGCGTTCGACCCATCAACGAGTGTGAAGCTCTGGCGGCGGAAGTACGGCCCGAAGGTCGTGACCCCTGCGGCCAGCGGCGTCGCGAGCGATGCCCCCGACGCGTTTGTACGAGTCACGGTGCAACCGGCGGCGCCAGCCGTGACTGTCATGATGGAGCCGACTTCGAGTGCGACGGCGTGATTTCCGACTGTGATAGTCATGGCTGTTCCTTAGATCTTTTCGAGAGAGAAGTCGTCGGCGTGACTCGTACCGGTGAATGAGTTCCACGCGACTTCGACCTTCACCTGTGCTGCGCCGGTAGGAGCCCGGTACGTCGACCCGTAGAGGGTGAATGCCTGGGTCGCAGACAAAGACGCAACGGATTGCGTGCCGTCGGTCGCAACGACTTGGCCATCAGCAGAGAGCCAGTACAGCGTGAAGGTGACAGTGCCGGTGGAGATCGCCTCGATGCTCAGCGAGCCGCGCAGCAGATACTCCATGCCGGGCTCGACACCGCCGAACGCCTGGCTGAGGTTCGTTGTATCGCCGACGCCGACAACCTGCAGCGACGTGAGGTTGCGCAGCGGGATCGTTGCCGTCGCGCCCGTGCCGTCGCCGGTCACCGTCAGCGTCACCGTGCCGGTGACTGCGTAGGCCTCACGCGTCTTGGTGTAGCTGGTGATCTGGCCGCCGACGATGTTCGGCGTGATCTGCAGTCCCGAGCAACCCGTCACCGTCACGGCGGCCGTCGTGTACCCGCTGCCCAGCGCGCCAGGCACCGGGTTTCCGAAGCCACTGAACGACGCCAGATCGGTGTTGTAGACCGCCGTGTCCTGGCTCAGCGTGTTGCCGCCGTCGACATACGTCCAGCCGGTCACGACACCCAGCTCGAAGCCGCCGTTGCGCAGCAGGTTCGTGCGGGTGCTGATACGGCTCGGGGCGCCGCCTTGGCGCTGCGTGTTGATGTTGCGTGCCGAGACCGTGCCGAGCCCCGCGCCGGTATGACTGAACATCTGCGTGCGCTTGCGCCCGAACGCAGTCCAGTAGACGCCGTCGACCGATGCTTTGATTCGGTCGCCAGCATTCGGCGCGATCTCGAAGAGGTGCGCGCGGCCGGCCGCGTTCTCGGTCTGCACGCCGTTCGGACCGTTCTGCGTGATCGCGCCACCGCGCATGTTGAAAGAAGTGGCCGGGCCGCCGCCCGTGTAGCTGAAGACGCCCATCGGCGCCTCGTTGTTGTTCTCCAAGTGCACGTTCGAGAGATTCAGCGCACCTTGTTGCCAATCGAAGAAACGGTCGCAGTAGTCGAAAGACCCGTCTCGCATCGACATATCGAGTGTCGAGCTGCTTGCTGGGTTGTAGATCGCGATGCAGTTGCCGGCGGCGTTGCGGCAGTTGTAGATGTCGAAGCCACCTGTGAACGAGATGTTCTCGCCCGCGTTCGTCGTGCCTGCGAAGTGAAACCCGTACTTGTGTGCCGACGCGATCGTGAAGTGATCGAAGTTCACCACGTACACGTTGCTGCCGAGCACTACCCCGCGGGAAAAGCCCTGGAAGATCATGTTCTGCACACGCACACGGCCAGGGCCTGTACCACCCAAGGAAATACCGTCCTGAGTCGCCGCATCGGTGTCGGCGCCGATGAAGTGCCCGTTCATCACCATCGACAGCGCGGAGCTGTCGTATGCGATGCCGCTGGTCGCACCGATCAGGTTGAGCGCAGCAACACCAGCGCCGAGTCCGGCGCAGTTGAATTGGATCTTCCCGAAGTCGACCGTGTAGTTCGACGAGGCAATGGTCAAACCCATCGCAGTCAGCGCCGCCTTCTTCGCATCACGCGGGAAGCGCGCGATCTTGTGCGCGGCGCTTGCATTGGCCGGAGCGAATGAGAGCAACGACGCAGCGATGTTCGCGCTGTCGTCCGTCGAACCGTTCAGTACGACGTTGTTCGCCGACAGGACCGTCTCGAACTTGCCGAAGTCGCTCGGCACATAGATCGATTGCCCGTACCACGGCGAAGCCGCTGCGATCGTCGCTTTCGCGCTGATCGAGGTGCTCATCCCGCTCAACGTGGAGTTGATCGTCGTGAGCGCGTTGGACAACGGGGTGTTGACGGTCGTAAGATCGACGCTGGTCTTGTCGGTCAGTCCAGCGAATGTGGTGGAACCACCTCCGCCACCGCCGATGGAACCCGTGATGTCGGTGTTCCGCGCGTAGAACTTGCCGGTCTGCGGGTCGTAGGTGACGAGTCCGCTGCCGATGGCAGTAAAGACGTAGTCGATACCACCATTGGCGAGTAGCAGCGTACGCGTCGAACTGTCAACGTCGTACACCGTATTGCGCTCGTACAAGAGCCCACCGCTCACTTGGTAGTCCGCGAGCATTCGCACGAGGGACATGATGATCTTCCTTAGAGATTAGATGTCGGGTTTCATTTGCGTCTCCAGCGGTTCATGCGCTGTGGGTTGAGGAACGGGTTGTTGGGTTGAAGTTGGCTGCTGCGATTACTCGGACGACACGGTGTCGCCGCGGAGTTTCGCCATCAGCCTCTCGTCGGATTCCGCGAGCTTCGCGAACTCCGCCTGATTCATCTTCATCACGTCTTTGGCCGTGATGTTCGCGAGCGAACCGCCCGCCTTGTCGTGATCGCCGCCGACCTTGGAGATGTCGGGGGGTTGCTTGCCGACTGCCGTGGCCGTTTTGTCGACCGCGGCCTTCTTGCGCTCCTTCTCGACTTCCTTGGGATCGACGCGCGCCGTCACTTCGACGGCGGTCTTCTCGGCCACGGTCTTCGGTGCGCCCATCACGTACTTCACGGCCTTCTGAAGCGCAGCGCTCGGGGCCATGCCCTTCGCCTTGAACGCTTCGTGAAGCTCCAGCACTTCGGCGCTCTTCGCCTTGTCGAAGGTCTCGTGATCCTCGTTCAGCTCGGGGTACGCTTCTTCGATGCGTTCGAGCGTGGTGTTGTAGCGCACGGTCTCGACGGCCTGCGCGGTCGCGGCCTGCAGCCGCATCTCGCTGGTCTGCTCGATGATCGAACGTTCGAGCACGCGGATCTCGCGCGCGACGGCGAGCGCCTTTTCGGTCTCACCGTCGAGACGATGCTTTTCGAGCTTCTCTTCGAGCCCGGCGAGCTTTGTTTCCGCCTCGGTCACCTTCTGGTTGACATTGGCAGCGACACGACCGGCCGTGAGGGCGTCGATCTGAGCTTGCAGGCGGTCGCGCTCGGCCTTGGCCTCGTCGCGGGCCTTCTGGAGGATCTCCTTGTGGCGCGAGGCGGGAATGCGCGTGTCTTTCTTGCCGTCGCCCTTGGTTTCCTTGTCCTCATCGGTCTCGGTCTTGGGTTCGGGCTCTTCGACCTTCGGCTCGGGCTTCTTGGTCGTTGTCTCATCGACCTCGTCTTCCGTCGGCGTGAAGTCATCGCCGCGGTCTTCGCCGCCCCCTCCCCCGCCGTCTTCGCCTGCGGGTGCCATGAACTGATGGAACAACCAATGGAGCTTCATGCTGTCTTTTCCGGTGAGGTGAATGAAACCTTTGCTTGGGCTGCGGCCTGGGCCGCAGCGGCGCGGGCGTCGGCGCGTTTCTCCGCGTCGTCCTTGGCCTTCAGTTGGAGCTTGGCCTGCTCTTTCTCGCGATCGAGCGCGAGCTTCGCGAAGTCAACCTGTTGCTCGTGAGCGAACTTCTGCTGATCGAGCTGGATGTCGGCGTGGGCCTTTGTCAGCGCGGCGCCGCCATCGCCCTGTTCCTGCTCTGGAGGCGTTGCAGCGTCCTTGTGGGCCTTAACCATGGTCTCGGCGGCCTTGGCCTGCTTGAGGCCCGCGTCGGCGTGTTTCTGCACCGTCTCGGCGTTCGTCTTGTCGACCTCGGCCTTCTGGCCTTCCAGCGCGAGCTGCTGCGCTTGCTGGGCCTGCGGGCTCGATGCCGCTGCGGCCATCTTCTTGATGATGTCCTTCTTGTTCATCAAGCGGCTGCTGTCGATCAGCACTTCGTCCGGGATGCCGATGCCTTCCTGACGCATCGCCAGCGCCTGGTCGAACTGGCTGTCTTCGAGCACTTCGCGCTGCGGCACTGACGTGACCACCACGTCGTACTCACCGATCATCAGATCGTTGACGACTTCGCCCGTGGTCTGGTCGACCTGGTTGATCGCGACCTGTTCGGTCTCACCCGTCGCGCGGTCGTGCGTGATCGTGAAGATCCGCGCTTCGGTGTAGAACTCTTGGACGATGTCGAGGATGTTCCGCGCGAGCATGAAGTCCGTGCGGGTCAGGTTGTCGAGCGGCTTGGCGAGGTGCGTGGAGCCGGCCTGACGCTTTTGCTGGATGGCTTTCGCTGCAACATCCGCGCGGTCCATGCCTTGCGCGGAGTCGGAGACACCCGAGATCGTTTTGATGCTCTCCTCGGCCTTGAAGCTCATCCGATCGAGGCCCTGCGGCGTCGTGTTCGGCTGAATCTTCTCGGCGTCGTCGATCTCCTTCAGTTCGAGCACGATCCCGGTCTGAGCGCCCTTCGCTTCGAGCTGCTCGGCGCTCATGTTGATCAACGAACCCGCTTTGATCTTCCAACCGCTGTTCGCGGTTGTATTCAGGACGTGGAGTTCTTGAGAGGTTGTCTTGTTCAGCAGTTCCTGAGGACCCGTGAGGTTCTCGACCAGGCCGATCGTGCGGCCGTGGCGGAAGTGCGGGAAGAACGGAATGATCGTGAAGTGCTTGTACGGGCTCCAGTCATCGTGCAACAGCACGTCGTCGGCAATGACGCACCATTTGATGCGGCGCACGAGCTTCTTGATGACTTTGAAGCCGAACTTCTCGACGAAGAACGCGATCTTGTTGCGATCGAACTCCTCGGGGATCGGACGCATGTCGCCTTCGTTCGAAACGAAGTGTTTTTGCGCTGTCAGCGTCCGATACTGACGTTCGATGAGCCGGATACTCCGGTTCACGTTCGAATCGTCGTAGGTCGTCGAGGTATAGAACGGGTTGTTCGGGGCGCCGATGCGATCACGTCGCGTGTCGATCGAGTCATAGCCGAACGGATAGGCAGCGATGCCCTTGTTACGGAGAATCTCGGCGTCTTTCTCGTTGTAGAGGACCGCGATATCGTCGGCAGTGACCCATTTCGTGAGGAATACTTCGGACCACGAGTCGGGGTCATATTCCTCGCCGTCGGGATCGAGAATCACGTTCTTCGGATTCGGAACCTCGATGCGCACTTCGCCTTGCATCTGGTCGTCGTGACCGAGGCGAACGTCGTAGAAACCTCGGCTCCCGATGATTCCATCGGTGAAAACGTCGCTGCGCTTCCAATCGAGCTGGTTGTTGTCGGAGATCTGCTTGAAAACCTTGTTCAACACGTCCGCGGTCGCTGCGGGCGCACCAGAACGCGGCCGGTAGCTGATTTCGCTGCGGTTGTAGATCTGCTCGCCGAGAACGTTCGAGACCGTGCTGAGAATCTTGTTGATCGTCAGCGCGGGGCGGCGTACCTTGGCGAGCGCTTCCTTATCTTCGTGCCGCCACTGGTCGCCCGCGAACATGCTCTCGCACACGTCGACCTTTTCGACGTACTTCGCGTGCCCGGCATCGCGGCAATACGCGTACCGGACCCAAACCTCTTGCGTCTTGGCGGTGTTGACTGGCATGACTTCAGTTCTTCGGACCGACTGCGTCCATCTGCTCGTCGACAGCGAGGACCGCCTGGCCGGAGAGAAGCGGCGCAACGTTCTGGGCACCGAGCCACGTGCGCGGACCAGGGAACGGGTAGCTGTCCTCGATGCGATTCGGACGATCGGGCTTCGGGTCGCGGTTGATCTGGTCGAAGATCGAGGGCTGCTGGCGGATCGGCGGGGGGACCAGCGCCGCCGTCCCTACCTTGTCGATCTCGGCGACGATGCGGTCCCAGACGATGGGCGGCGGTGCCTCGGGCGCGAACGAATCACGGATGCCCTTGAGCCAGGTGACGAAGTCGTGGGGGGTCATTTCGCCTCCCTGATGTGCCGCGCAATCAAGCGATTGGCAGGGGAATGAAGGAAACGGAGCCGCACAACACTCGGGTCGCTCTCGGTTCGAACCCCGAAGCGCGCAGTGAGCGCGCCTTCGCGGAAGGAAAATCCGACCCCTGTGATCGAGAGGAACCCGACCAGCAGCGGTGCGTACCAGGCCGGCAGCTCGGTGAAGTCCCCGCGCGCGAGCTGGTGCTCTCGCTCGGCGCGCGTCGAGAACTGTTCTCGCGCGAGGAAGAAGGCGCCACGCGGGCGGCGAAGACGAAAGGCGTGATACGCAGTTGCCATGTCAGGCCGCCATGTGAGAGACGCCGTGCGTCACGCCGGCCTGGAGCCGGTCCTTCCAGGACTTCATGCCCTGGGGCTTCGGGGGGACGGGGGCGGCTGACTCGACCACCATCTGGGTCACCCAGGCAAGGGAGTCGACGCAGTCATCGTGCACACCAGCGGGGAAACGCAACATCTCATTCCTCACGGTCTCGTACCACTCAGCACCCTCAGCGAACGACACCATGCCCTGCTGCATTCGGCCCTGGAGCGCTCGACCACGGGTCAATTTGTCGGTTAGCGGTTTGAGCAACGTGATGGACGGATACAGCTTCCTCTCACGTTCTCTCATGGTCTTCGTAAATAGAGCTTCGAGGCTGCGCCAAATTTGACCGTCCTCGAAGCCCAATCTTAGAGCCGGACTGTACCACTTCTCGCAGAGAGACAATATGGCGTCTACGATGAAGAAGGCGTTTCCGCTCTTGAATCTAACGACTTCTACGACGTGCATTAGATCGTTTTCGTCCTGCAGGGCCACGGTACCAACGGTGTAGTCGTTGGTTTTCTTCTCGGATATCGCAAAGTCCCACGCGATAAACACGTTGCAGCGCTTGTAGTGCGGCGGCGGCCCGCGCCGGAACTGTTCCTTCAGGAAATACCCGCCGTCGTCAGGGACAGGGTTTTGTTGGTACAGCGCGGACCACCACCGGCCGCCCTTGTGCTGCGCCTTGATCCGCAGCAGCTTGTTCAGGTCGTAGCGCGCGGGGTGCAGGGCCTCGCCTTTGCTGCGAAGAAGACGAAGGTCCGCCAGGTCGTGGGCGGAGGTATCGACGATGATCTGGTGCGTGAGGGGGTCTACGTACTCATCCTGCTCCGCGATCGCCGGGTACTTCACGACCTCGAACTGGTCGATGTGCTCCCGGTCTGGATCATCCGCGTCGACCTTCATCATCTGCTGCAGGCGGCCGGCGAGATCGTCGTCGTGCCACCAGGTCTGGATGACGAGGACACCGCCGCCAGGTGCGAGCCGCGAATACGCGGTGGAGAGGTACCACTGCCAGATCTTTTCGCGCGCATCGGCGCTGTCGGCTTCCTCAGCGTTCTTTACCGGGTCGTCGATGACCAGGATGTGCGCGCCCTTGCCCGTGATCGGGCCGCCGATGCCGGCCGGGAGGTACGCACCGCGCGAGCCCGACAACGCCCACGAGCTGGCCGATCGGTTGTTCGGGTCGAGCTTCGTGCCGAAAACGCTCTGGTATGCCTCGTCGTCGATGATTCCCTGAACTTTCCGCGAGAAGTCGAGGGCCAGGTCAAGGTTGTACGAGCACGAGATGAATTCGTGATCGGGATTGCGGCCGAGGTGCCAGGCGGGGAAGTTTTTGGAGGCGAGTTCGCTCTTTCCATGCCGCGGAGGCATGAGGAGCATGAGCCGCGGGCTTTTTCCGTCGACAACGTCTTGAGAGAAGCGTTCGAGGCGCTCGCAGATGTCTCGATGCACCCAGCCGTCGAGATACCGCGGGTTGAGGCGCTTCACGAACGGCATCAGACGACGCCGCGCGAGAACGCGCTCAGCTAGTTCCTTCTGAACTGCGGCGAGCTTAGGGTCAGAAGGGGCATTCGACGCCGTCGAGCTTGCGTGAGGCAACGGCGCCGGCGCGCTGAGAGGTGTCGATGTCGGGGACGGTGAGCCAGTCGCGCTCGGTGTACGTGCCGGTTGCTTTGAAGTCTTCGAGGGCTCGGACTTTCCACTCGCGCTCGGCTTTGCTGTCCCAGAGGTCGGGCTCGATTTCCTCGGGGGCTTTGGCTTTGCGCCAGTCGATGTAGAGGTCGACTTCGCTTTCTTTGTAGCCTTGGCGACGCGTGAGGAGGACGCGGCGGTTTGGGATGTTGTCGATCGGGATGCCGAGGATGCGGTCTGCGATCGAGGCGTATTCGAGCTTGTCGCTGGCGACGAAGGGGCGTTCGAACGGCGTGTCGACTTGGATGACGATGTTGATTTCGTCGTCGGCAGGAACTCGTTCGCAGGCTTCTTCACGAGATGCGGATGTCATTGACGAAGATCCGAGTCGCTCGGAACCCAGGCATGATGAAAACCGCGTCGTTGAAGTTGTGGCTCAGGAGCGAGCCGTGCTCCTTGTTCCAGTTGTGTTCGCTCGGCCACTTCTTCCGCCCGATCATGAGATCGCCGAGGTTCGCGTACTCCCATCCATCAGGTCCGATGCGCGCCGTGAAGGCGGCCAGCTGCTCACGAGCCTGCTTCCCGTACGCCGGGCCGAGCTTCTTCGCCAGGTTCCGCTGCTGGGCTTCGAGCGAAGCAGCGCGGCCGAAGCGGTCAGCCTTCCGCATCGCCGTCTCCGTCGCCGAGCACTTCTTCCACGAGTTCGGGGCTCTTCGAGATGCCGTCGGTGATCAGCTTCAGCAACTCGGCGTCGCTGAGCTTGTTCATGCGCTCCATCACGAGGTTGCCTGTGAGGTTGATGTCGAGGGTCTTCTTGATCGGCTCGTAGTAGCCGCACATGCGGCCGATCTCGCGCCAGCCGCTGATCATCGAAGCAGGCTCGGCCATGAGCTTCGCCATCTCGATTCCTTCGAGCAGGCCATCCATGACCCGCTTCCGGGTCATCTGGCTGGCTTCCTCATAGAGCTTCTTTTCCTTCTCGTACAGCGCAATCACCTGGGGCAGATGCACGATGCGGTACGCGTAGGAGGCGCCGTCGCCGTAGCCGGCGCGCGCCGAGGCGTTCGGGATGGACTCGCCCTGAGCCCAGAACTTCACGAACAGCTTCGCCTTGTCGGTCAGCGGCTTGTTCGGGTCGGCACGTTCGGCGAGTTCAGCGACAGGGACTGCGCTGAGGTTGAGGTACTTCGCACGAGCGTTGAGAGCCGAGCCCTTGCGGTCGACGGCGCTGGCACCGCGCTTCTTGGCGTACCCGCTGCCCTTGCCTTCGCGCGCGGTCACAGGTACTCCTCGGGGTCGCGATGACCATGCTCGGTGACGTGGTAGGAGGGAAACGCTTTCCAGTTCTTCAACAGGTTCGAGGCTTCGCGCAGCGCGTTGTGCTGGCTGAAGAGGTAGCCGATCCGCTCGCCGAGCATGAAGTCGCCGATCGAGGCGTATTCCCACCCGTCCACGGCGACGAAGGGTTTGGAGATGTCGACGGCGGAGGTCATACGGCGGCGCCCTTCTTCAGGGTATTGAAGTACGACGGGCGCTTCGCGGCGATGAACAAGGCATCCGACCAGATGGATTCCACGGGGGCGCGTACCTTGGCTCGGTTATGCGCGCTCAGAAGCGGCGATATCGGCCTGTCAAGGACTCGATCGGCCAGCGACGCGTACTCCCAACCGTCGGAGGCAATGAAGGGTTTGGTGACGTCGACGGCGGGGGTCATTGGCGGCCGTACTGCTTCACAGCGGCTTCGACGGCGCCGTACTTCGCCACGAGACGCTCGACGAGACCGGGGACCGGTTCGAGGATGTCGAAGGCATCGTGCCGGCGGAGGAACTTGGCCAGCAGCTCTCGATGATGGTTGTGATCGGAATCCATTCGGTTCCCGAGCAAGCGATCCGCGATCGAGGCGTACTCCCAGCCGTCGGAGGCAATGAAGGGCTTGGAGGCCAGCATCTTTCCGACCACCTCATCGGTGTCCTTCTTCTGCTCTTCGAGCATGTCCGTCAGCTCGTCTACCACGTCATTCAGCTCGACGTAGATAGGGCCGAAGGGCGCGGGCGGCACCGGTTCGAGGGGGAGGGGCTCGGTCATGTGGCTCTAAGCTCTAAGTTAGACGAGATTCTCGTCTAAAAAATTTTTCAGAGCAAGGCCTTAGAGAAAGGGGTGGGGGTACCGGGGATTTTTCCTGGGTACGGAGGATGAAAAACTTCGTGCTGGGGGCTCAGAAACGGGGGTGTGAGGCTCCCCTCCCCGTCCCTCGTTCGACGCCCCCCACTTCGGATTCGTGATCCCACGGGCTCAAAAAGGAGTCTCTTCGAGTGGGGGCCACGCAGACGACAAAAACACGTCGTCTGCTTCGATCTTCGAGCTATGTCATTAACTCATTGAGGTCTACATCATGCTCTCACTCCTCAAGGCTCTTGGCCTCGTAGCTATCGCTGTGCCGTTGATTCTCTTTGGCGTTGATCAACACTTCGTCGGCGCCGACCAGAGTGGTTGGTACATCGTTGCTGGTGCGTTGGTATTCGTACGCGCAGTCTTCGTTGCTGCGAGTGAATAACGTGCTACTCAGTCGCAGACAACACAAACACGTTGTCTGCATCGATCTACATCCTTGTCCTTAACTCATTGGAGTCATCATGCCCAAAGTTCGCCCAATCAATGCAGCCATGTCGGAAGATCAACACAACTCCGACTCCGCAACTCATTCCGCCATTGAAACCATCGTCTCGGGTTTCAAGTTCCAGATTGCCAGCTTCATCGCGAATCTCTTCGTCGCTGGCACTCTTTGCTACGTTGGCATGAACGTCGTCACGTGGCTCATCGTTGGTGCAACGATGTTGACGGGTTCGGCGTTCCTCGCGTTCATGATCGCGTTCATCGGTTATGCGATCGTCTTCATCGGCAGCATGGCTGTTGGCAGCTACGTTGCGAAGTACATCGCACAAGGAACTGCGCTCGACGACATGAAGGCGGTGAAAGATGTCTGCGTAGCGAAGCTCGTTGATGTTCGCGCGTGGTTCGATGCACGTGTTGCCAACTTCTAGGAGTTAACGATCATGATTGAAATGGCGTTGCTCGTAGCAGCGGGTCTCATTGTTATTTGGTGGCGACTCTCGTGGAAGTGGAAGCTGAGAATGTTGTCCCATCCGACTGCAATCGATGTATTTGTATTCATCGGATTGACTGCGCTCCATTGGGGCACGTTCGCCGGCGTAATGGTCGCTGCGATCGCCGCGCTCGCAGTTTCCGTGAGCCTTTCACTCGGTCGCTGGCTCTTCGGTTATTACTTGAAGGGCGAGTTCCATCAAGGCCGGATCAACATTCGGAGCAAGCTGCAATGAGCCTCATACCTTTCACCTTCCTCATCCTCATCTCCGATAACCACACACAACTAGCGAAGCTCTCAGGCACCGATCAACTGATCCGCTGGTTCGACGAGCACAGAGATTTCATCGAGATCCATCGCAGCTACAAGGATCTCCCCGACGGCTCGACCATCTGCAAGGTGTTCGTGTCGTGATCAACAAGGAGCTGAACATGCCGCCCTAGACCCTAACAACTCCACTGCTCTTTTCAAGGGCCAACGTTTTTACAGCGTTGGCCCTTTTTCTTTGCACCAACCAATGGAGATCACCGTGAATGGAACTTAGCTACTCCCAATGCTCTTCACTCGCGTTGCATGTCGAGTCCATACATGCAGATCGCAGCGATCCCATCGAACACATCGCTGCCCTCGAAGAACTGTTCGGCTCATCCATATACGCACACCACATCATGAACCACACTGTCCAAACCAACGCCATCACCGAAGCCATGACCCAACTCCCCGCCGACGCCATCGCCAAGGTCGTGAACTCCTCGTACGTCTACTTCGACCTCCACGAGACGCTCAAATCGCTGCTGCCGCACGAACTGCTCTACGCCCGCGTTCTCAGCTCGCTCGCCTGGACGCTCGACACCAACATCGTGAACAACGCGCGCGGTGTGGTCTACGATCTCTACAGCGAAGCGATGGCCACCGGCACGATCGACAGCTGGGCCGAGTTCATCAACGCGCTGAAGGAAATCGAAGCCTCCGAAGCCAACGCGGTGCTCAACGGCTTCGAGGAAACCGGCAACTTCAAGGTGCTGGTGGAACTCTTGAACCAGTCGAAGAGCTGGCACGATCAAGCCGAAGCCGCAGCCGATCGCGCCGAGATCAAGTACCGCAAGCGCTCGCTCGAAGAACTCCTGGCCAACGAGCAACCGCAGCGCGTCGACACCTTCACGCGCGACAACCTGGCCACGATCGCAAAGCACGTTGCGAAAGGCGACACCAACCGCGAGCGCATCACCACCGAGATGCTCATTCGCCAGCGCACCAACCAGGCCGCCTCGCAGCACGAGCAACGCCAGAAGCTGCAACCTGCCGTCTTGCGCGTCCTCCACGAGGCACAGCGCCGTTGCGACAACGCCGGCTACGACAACGAAGACATCGCGTTCCACACGTTGCCGCTGGCCGTTCAGGTGCGCATGATCGAGGCCACCATCCGCATCATCGAGCGCACCCTCACCGATCTGTCCGGCTACCGCCAGATCACGCCGATCGCGTTCGCCGGCATCACGGCTGAAGGCTTCGATGCGATGGATCACTTGAAGCTCGTGCTCAAGGCTCCGAAGTACGCGAACGCCACGCGCTAAGCATCTGAGATGTACGGGTTCACAGCCCGTACATCTCGCATTGATTAAAAATGAGGCACTCACGGACTGCCTCATTTTTAGGCAATACATCCCATTCCTTCCAACCAAAACGCTTTTCCCTCTATAGGGACACTTTTTTGTAGAGATGTATCGACCCCTATAGCACCTCCTTAGGAGGATATCTTTTGGAATGGAAGATTGTAAGAAGTGAATAAAATCAACGACTTAGAACATCTCCCCTCTTCCAAAAAAAGAGTGTTTGGAAGAAAAAAAAGACGCTCTAAAATGACGCTCTAAACAAAGGGCACGTGAAACCATGCAACTGCATCATTTTGAGGCACCTTTTCCCCTGACAAAGAGCTACGAACGTAATGCCGATTCGACGCTCTCGAAAGAAAGTTATCCACAGGCGTACGAGGTCACGAGCCACGCAGACAACGTCTCGAACATCACTGACTTCTATGCCTGCATCAACAAGCACGCAGCCCTCGGTCACTGCATCAGCAAGGGCGAACTGAACCGCCAGCTGGTCAAAGAATCACGTGCCGGCAGCACCGACCGAACTGCCAAGACCTGGTGGATGTGCCTCGACTTCGACGGACTTCCCACCACATACGAAGACCAGCTCGAAGACGGCACACCCGTGAAGCTGAAGGTCACCCCGGACTTGGTTATGCAGCGCCTCGGGCTCGGCGACATCTCCTACGTTCTGCAATGGAGCGCCTCGTACAACATCGCTGATCCCCTGCTCCGCTTCCACGCCTTCATCATCCTCAGCACCCCTGTACCAGCCACGATCCTGAAGGAATGGCTGAAAGAGCGAAACCACAACACCAAGCTGCTCAGCGACAACATCACACTGACCAAGACGCACAACGCTCTGCACTGGCCGCTCGACGTCACCACGTGCCAAAACGACAAGCTGATCTACATCGCGCCGCCGGTCCTCAAGAAGATCCCCAATCCGCTCGGTCGCCAGAAGCGAATTCAGCTGATCATCAAATCCAAGGCTACGTACACGTTCCCGACCGCCCTGCCCGACATCCAGAAGAACAAGGTCGCCACAGAAGCCAAGATCTCCGAACTTCGCATCGCATCCGGTCTACCGGCCCGCAAGTTCGTCACGAAAGTTGCCAACGGCGTCGAATACCTCACGAAACCCGGAGCTGCTCACATCACGGAGATGAAGCAAGACCGCGGCTTCACCTACTTCAACCTGAACGGCGGCGATTCCTGGGGCTACTACCATCCCGACGACCGGCCCGACTACATCTACAACTTCAAAGACGAACCGATCTACCTGACGAAAGAGCTGCTGCCTGAATACTGGGCCGATCTCTGCGCCCAAGGCACCAGGAAAGACGCATCAGGTTCCGAGCTATTCGCGTTCATCGACCTGAGCACCTCCGTCTACTACCGCGGCTCCTACAACCCGCAGACCGATGATCTGATCATCGACGCCGCGAAGAACGATGGCATGGTGCGCAACTTCCAGAAGCTGCACAACCTCCCCGCCGACGGACCAATCCCCGAATGGCGGGTGATGTTCGACCCGCACGACAACGCCAGGTTCGACACGGTCAACAAGACCCTGAACCTGTTCCAGCTTACGCAATACATGCGCGCCACGGTCAAGCGCGTCGCTCGATGCCCTCAGACCATCTTCAAGGTGATCCATCACGCGTTGGGCCTGGACACCGCGATCACCGAGCACTTCATCAATTGGCTCGCGTTCATCCTTCAAGAACGCACACGCACACAAACCTCGTGGGTGCTGCACGGCGTCGAAGGAACCGGCAAAGGCATCCTTATGAACCGGATCATTCGCCCGATCTTCGGCTTCAGCCAGACCGCCGTGCGCCGCGTCGAACAGCTCAACGAGCTTTACAACGACTACATGGCCCGCAGCCTCGTAGTCTTCGTCGATGAGATGGAGGCCGATGCTCTCTTGAACGAGAAGGGCGCGATGGCCAAGATCCGCGGCTTCATCACCGAACCAATCGTTCCCGTGCGGCGAATGTTCGCCATGGCCACGGATGAACCGAACTACGCGAACTTCATCTTTGCAAGCAACAAGGCACGACCTGTCGCGATACCCCCCACGGATAGGCGTACGAACGTGGCGAAGTACCAGCCTCAGCGGTTACGCTTGTCTAACTTAGATCTACAAGCCGTCGAAGACGAACTGCAAGAGTTCCACGACTACCTGATGAGCTTCACCGTCGACCACAATGCCGCAGGCACGCCGCTCGAAACCGATGACCGAGCAACGTTGATCTCGATCTCCGAGACCAGCATCGACACGATCACGACCGCGCTGCTCGAAGGGAACATGGACTACTTCATCGATCTGCTGCCGTCATCCTCGAACCCTTCCTCGATGGCATCGCAGATCAAGATCGACGATTACAAGCACACGCTCGCCCTACTCCTCGCTCGAACCCACCCGGCTACAGGCTCTTGCAATATCTCTCGCGACGAGTTGCGCGTGCTGTTCGATTACGCGAATGGCGGGATGCCTGAGTCCCCGAACAAGTTCACGTCTCTGCTCAAACACCATCGGCTTCACATGACCAAGGTCTGGGTCGACAAAACCGTCAACGGGATCACAGTGCTATGGAAAACGTACAAGACATTCCCGAAGCTGTTGCTGGAGCTGCAACCGAAAAAGCAAGTGTCGACGACCAAAGCGCGTTAGAGATCAAAGAAAACGAAGAAGGTGCTCCCCATCGTTCAGGTTCGTTTCTTCGTTGTGTAGTGATCGATCCCAATATCCTTATCAATGATAAAGCGATGGCGGTGATAGAGATCGAGCTGAACAAGTGGTGGGTAGTTCCAACATTCCAAGCTGACGAAGACACAACCGAAGACATCGGCCCCTTCCCCACACCCGAAGCTGCGTACACCGCGCTCCTCATGCTGAAGGACTGAATCGAATGATCGCAATCAATCCGAATCCAATCCTTGATCGACTCATTCTCTTCCTGATCCCCAAGGTTGCTGCACTACCAAACAAAACGTGGCACGTCAATTCATTAGGACAGATCAAAGATCAGAATAACAAATCTGCACTTGTGGCGCTCTGTCAAACAACGCCTCAGTTCCAAATTGTCATCGACCCGAAGACGAACTCTTACGAACAAGTAGTCAACATGGTTCGTTTTCTTCTCGCTGATTTCAACGAAGAAGTCGCTGATTCCGATTGCACGGCACTCGCGACCTATTTCCCCGAGTACCCAAAAGACCAACATTACCAACAACTCCACGACGCTCTCATCAAGTAGTTCCTTTCCTTCGCCCCGTCCTCTAACCTCTAACTACGATCTACCAACCAACATGAAACCCAGTCACATCGCCCCCGCTCTCGTCAAACTCATCGCCAAGCAGCGCCCCACCTTCATCTGGGGGCCGCCCGGCGTCGGCAAGTCCGACGTGGTGCGTCAGACCGCCGATCACCTCGGCATCGAGCTGCGCGACGTGCGCATGAACCTGCTCGATCCGGTGGACCTGAAGGGCTTCCCGGTGGCCAACCAGAAGACCAAGCAGATGAGCTGGCTCCCGCCCGACTTCCTGCCCAGCGACCCGGACAGCCAGGGCATCCTGTTCCTCGACGAGATGAACAGCGCCCCGCCGGCGGTACAGGCGAGCGGCTACAGCCTCGTCCTGGACCGCAAGATCGGCGACTACGAGCTGCCTGCCGGCTGGACGGTCATCGCGGCCGGCAACCGAGCCTCGGACCGCTCCGTGGTCAACGCCATGCCCGCGGCGCTGGCCAACCGGTTCGTGCACATCAACTTCGAGGTCGATGTCGAGGACTGGTGCGTCTGGGCGCAGGGCGCGAACCTCAACAGCGATCTCCGGGCCTTCATCCGCTTCCGCAGCAACCTCCTGCACGACATGAAGGTCGCGGCCGGCGGCACGCTCCTGGCCTTCCCCAGCCCCCGCAGCTGGGCCATGGTGAACGACATCTACCAGGACGGCCACACGCCCGACGTGGAACACGACCTGATCAAGGGCACCGTAGGCGAAGGCGCCAGCGCCGAGTTCCTGGGCTTCGTCCGCCTGATCAAGGATCTGCCCACCGTCAACGAAGTGCTGCTGAACCCGGAGACCACGCCGATCCCCAAGGAACCGGCAGCACAGTACGCCATTGCGTGCGCGTTGGACTCGAAGATCAGCAAGGAGAACTTCGGCAAGGTGATGCTGTACCTGTACCGCATGCCGGTCGAGTTCCAGATCATCTGCATCCGCGCTGCCTCGCGTCGCGACAACTCGCTGACCAAGACCAAGGCGTTCATCGACTGGGGCCAGAAGAACGCGGCCGTGCTGACCTGAAGCGTTGTCCTTTGCTCTAAGCTCTAACCTAGGCGAACGAAAGATCTACGATGAACATTCAACGACTCAAGTTCGCCTGGGCGCGAGGAGCGAGGATTCAATACTGGAACCCTCGCTGCTACGGTTGGAAAGAGAGAGCCACATTCGAGGAATCGGGTGACTATCCCTGGACCAATGCCGAAGACACGACGAACTGGTTCCACCCGTGGTATGCGCATTGCCCGAAGCGGATTCATCCGGATGACGAACATCTCGCTTATGGGCCTGTCGCGACGGCATTCCGCGACATGGCCCTGTTCACGGACTACACCGACGACTTGCCAGAGATCGTCACATTGTTCGAAGACCTGGCAGGCAGCAACTATCTCCTCGAAGGTTCGAGCACCGACAACGTCGTCACCGATTTCACCCGCCTCTTCTTCGCTGAATACCTGGCGGACGAAGGCCTGTGAAAACAATCCGATACCGCGATTGCCACGTCGCAGACAACACCGATCTATATCGCCTGATTGAACAGGGCAAAGTTAAGAAAGCCTTTGAACACTACCAGAAGGTGATGCATGAGTACCACAAACTCCACGGGACGACACCTGACTCCGCAGCAGCTCGTGGACGCGGTGAGGAATCGCATCCCCGGACCAGCTTGCACAGCGATGGCAGCAGTGATCGGCCAGGGTGACTGGAACTGGATCTCGCTCGAAACCGACGTTCTCGAAGGCCGACCAGGCGCATACGAGAAACTGCTTCGCGGATACATGGCATACCTGGAACACCGAATCCTTCGAGGTTAGGCCATGGCGACAAAAGCGAAGTGGCAAACCAAGGACGGCCAGCTCCTTAATGTTGCTTTCATGGATTCAGTGCATCTTCTGCACTCGGCGAACATGGTGATTCGGAACTACGCCAATCAGCCAGTTTACAGAGCCAATTTCGCTGTCTCTTCTTCCGTCTACAAAGAAGCAATAAAGCGCGGATACAAGCCAATCGACAAGCAGCCTGGAAGCGCATTTCGGATTACGAATTTCGTATACCGCGAATCTCGCAAACAACTCTGCATGCTTCAAGCATTGCTCGAAGTATCGAGTCATAACGCTCAACCTCGTCCCTTTACCCCCGAACAACTCGATGACTATATCGAGCGATCGAAAGATCACCCAGAACTCTTCGCCCGTTATCTCCACTACCTCATGACCAAAGGCTGAATACCATGCTCCAAGCTCGCGCCATGCTCGTCGCTCTGTCCATTTCCCAATGGACTGCTCGCAAACACGACAGGACGGTTTCCGACGAAGTCGACCACAACCACGGGGCGAAGGACGCCGGGCGATACAACAAGCTCCTGATCGACAAGGAACATCTCGAACCACTGGCCAAGTTGTCCGGCGAGATCCGTACCCACCACTACGCCAAAACGCTCCCGTGGGGCGACAACGGCGAGCGCCTGCTGTCGTCGCAGCTCTTCTTCGATTACACGCGCCAGATGGCGACGTACAAGAATCAGTTCGCCGCGCTAGCCGATACCTTTGTCCAAAACTACCCAGCCATGATCCAGACCGCCCGTCAGCGTCTGGGCACGATGTACGAGCCCAGGGACTATCCGCTCAGCTCGGATATCCGCAACCGATTCTCCATCGCCCTGTCCTTCACGCCGGTCCCGAGCGCCAACGATTTTCGGGTCGACGTGGGCAACGAGGCGCTCGAAGAGATTAAAGCCTCGATCGAGGCCACGAACAGGCAGCGCGAGCAAGAGGCCATCAAGGACACCTGGCGCCGTGTGCGGGAGGTTATCTCGAAGATCCAAGCCCGCACGGCCGACCCGAAGGCCAAGATCTTCGACACCCTGGTCGAGAACGCCGCCGAGCTGGTGGCCACGTTGCCGGGCTTGAATATCAACGACGACCCGGAGCTGACGGCGATCCAGAAGGATATCCAGGACCATCTGCTCGTGCGCCCGACGATCCTGCGAAACAACCCCTTCGCTCGCCAGCGCGTCGCCGACCAGGCGCAATCCATTCTGGACAAATTCTCGTGGGCAACGAGCCAATAACCTTCGAGTACGACCTGGTACTCGGCGCACTGAGTGAGCTAATGCTTGAAAACGAGTATTGGTTTAGCAACTACAAGTTATATATCCAATACGACCGCCCTATGCAGGAATGGTGGTTCCGTCGCGCAAAGCTCCAAGCCGAGAAAGGAGTACCAGCCATGCGAGAACTAGTTGATCGAGTCATCGCACTGAAGATGCAGTCATGACTGCCGAGAAAACTCTCAATCTCTGGCTCGATGTATTGCACGGGAGTACATATACGGCACCCACCGCTGATTACGCGTCAACCCAATGGTTCTGGGGCTTAGTAGTAGGGGCAGGCATATTTGAAAAGATCGAAGAGACCAAGCGCCTTGCAGCTGAAGGCCACCCTATTGCAGCCGAACTAGTCAGCCTCGTGGTCGCGGAGCGTCTGAAATGAATGAAGTCGACTTCTTCAGGCAAGTGCTTTACCAAGACGGCCTAATAGACGAATTCGATTATCGATGGACAATTGATGTTGCCGACTCCTGGGAACTCCGCCGACATGTCATCGTCAATCTCGCGGCCGCAGGCGACGAACGAGCCACTCGAATCCTCAACGCTGTCATCGCAGAGCGGATGAAATGAGCGACGACGCTGAGACTTTCAGGTACACGCTAATCGCTAGCGAAGTTAGTAACTTGCATTACCAATGGGTTCGCACTCTAGGAGAAACCTGGGAAGCCCGCCGGCAAGCAATACTGAGTCTTGCAGCCATTGGTGATGAAACAGCAACCTGGATTCTCAACGCTGTCATCGCAGAGCGGATGAGATGAGCATCAGTACAGCCGAACGTGCATTGTGGTGGAAAGTCTGCGAAGTAAGACGTGACGATTGGTTCTTTGCCGTAGACGATAACAAAGCAATGAACTTCGTCCAACGCATGGACTACCGAATAACCAGAACCAAAGAACTCGCAGCTCAGGGCGATCCAAAAGCAATCGAACTCCTCAACCGCGTCATCGCAGAAAGAATCCTCACATGAACTCTGAAGTCCTCACCAAATTGACCAAGGCGCGTATCGCTCTGATCTTCGAACAACCTTTCTTCGGTCAGCTCGCCTTGCGCTTGGCGCTGAAGGAGATGAGCCCGGCGCATGAAGCGATGTTCGCCGCTCACGGTATGATCCCAACCCTCGCAGTCGACGGTAAGACGATCTACTACTCGCCGAGCTTCATCCAGGGCCTCAGCCACGAACTCACCAAGTCCGCCCTCGCCCACGAGATCGGTCATTGCATCTACGACCACACGGGCCGGCGCGGCGCGCGCGAGCCGATGCGCTGGAATTTCGCTGGCGACTACGTCATCAACGACATGCTCAAGGACGCGAACTTCGAGATCGGCAAGGGCTGGCTCCTCGATGCGCAATACAAGGGCATGTCGAGCGACGAGATCTACAACAGGTTGCCGACGGAAGAAGATGGACAAAGCCAAGGCGGCGGAGGCTTCGATATCGTCATGGACGCCGAGGCCGGCGAAGCCGAGGTCGAGGCCCTGGAATGGAAGATCGCCGTCAGCCAGGCCGCCCAGACCGCCAAGGCCGCGGGCAAGCTGCCGGCGAGCCTCGAACGCTTCCTCGAAGAGATGCAGGCGCCGAAGGTCGACTGGCGTGCTCAGCTCCGCCAGTTCGTCACCCAGCTCTCGAAGAACGACTACACCTGGATGCGGCCGAACCGCCGGTTCCTGAGCGCTGGCTTCTTCATGCCCAGCCTTTTCAGCGAGAACATGGGCACGATCGCCGTGGCAATCGACACCTCGGGCTCGATCGACGCTAAGACACTCACCGCATTCGGCGCCGAGATCAAGGCGATCAAGGACAGCGTGAACCCCGAGAAGATCGTCATCATCTACTGCGATGCGCGGGTCAACCACATCGACACGTTCGAGCAGTACGACGAGCTGCACTTTGACATGCACGGCGGCGGCGGCACCGACTTCCGCCCGCCGTTCGAGTACCTGAAGGAACACGAGATCAACCCGGCGTGCTTCGTGTACCTCACGGACGGCTACGGCCCGTTCGGCGAGTCGACGACGTTCCCGACGCTGTGGTGCATGACGACGGAAGTGAAAGCGCCGTTCGGCGAGAACATCCGGATCGAGGTGTGAAGTGAGCTTCGCTCGCGAACACTTTGCTGCATACAAAGCGTTGCGGGAAAAGTATTTCCCGTACATGAGCCCGGACTCAGCGCTTTGGCATGTTCGAAACGACATCAACAACGCAATCATTCGCAAGCTGCTTCCTCCCGAATTCGAGATCCAAGGAATTTATCGAGATGCGAAGTTTGATGTCGAAGATCACACGATCAAAGCTGGTAGCAAGTCCTTCGACGATCGCGACATTCTCGAAGGATTCGCAATGATCATCGAACCTGGTCGGAATAGCCAAGGTGCAAGCCAACGATGCAGCGAATACCAACTCCAAAGTGGCAGCTACACCATCCTCAACTATTCGGAAGATACCGCTTACAAGGATCTACGCAAGGAAAAGGTTGGCAAAGCAGACGCACGCCGCCGGGCAATAGAGAGTCGTCAAAGAGATGTGGTCTACGTTGAGAACGTTCAACGTGGAAACATTTACGAAGTTGATGTATTTGTTGAATGCGACGACATCGACTTCTGGGAATGTGAGGTTTTTTCAACCGATAGCGAAGACGAAGCAACCGCTTGGCTCGAAGACACCATAACCAAATGCGCCGCCGAGATCCGAGCAACCGTTGCCGCCAAGGAATGACATGCCCCCCACCCCCAAGTTCATCCTCGTCCCACAGCCCCTTCTGCTGCGTGCCATCCGTGCCCTTCGCTACAAGGCCCAACACGAGGGAAACGGCTACAAGAACAGCGTGGACTGGGCCGATGCCAATGCGCTGAAGAAGCTGGTCGACGAGGCAAAGGCTTCCCCCGGCGTCTAAGCTCGTAGTACGATCTAACCTTCAGCCATTAGAGATCGACCGCCATGCCCATCAATTCCTGGTCTTATAGCTCCCTCGCCGAGTTCGAGAAGTGCGCCTTCCGGGCCTACCTGAAGTACGACCAGCGAATCCCCGAGCCCCAGCGCGAGTTGCCCCCAGGCAAGACCGAGCATGCCAACGATCGCGGCACCCGTATCCATACGGCCGCTGAGATGTTCGTGCAGAGCAAAGGCCCCTTCATCCCTGAGATGAAGAAGTTCGAGGCCGAGTTCATAACCCTGCAGCAGCTCTACAAGCAGGGCAAGGTCTCACTCGAAGGCGAATGGGCGGTGACCGACCAGTGGGAGCCCGTAGCTTGGGGAGGGGAATGGAAAGAAGGCTACTTCTTCGGCGAAGAAGCCGACAACGAGATCAAGGTCGTCAAAAAGCTGCCGCAATACGGGCGCTTCGGCGATGTCGTCAAGCTCGGCAAGAAGCTCTACGGCTGGATGCCCGCCTGGCACCGATCGAAGATCGACGCCATGGTGACATACAACGAAGGCACTTCGGCCGTCGTCATCGACTACAAGTCCGGCAAGAAGTTCGGCAACGAGATCAAGCACGGCGAGCAGGTTCAGCTCTACCAGCTCAACGCCTTCATGCGGTACCCGCATCTCGAAGAGGTCGTCACCGAACTCTGGTACCTCGATGTCGATGACATCACGCGCATGAAGTTCACGCGGGACCAAGGGCTTCGGTTCAAGCGCTCGTTCGACATACGCGGGAACAAGATGGTCAACGCCACGACCTTCCCGGCCAACCCCAACAAGTTCAGCTGCCAATACTGCATGTATTCGAACCGCCCCGACGGCGGCACGAGCCAATGCACCGTCGGCGTCGACAAGGCCGGCCGGCGCTGGCCGAGCGGGATCGCGGTCGTCGCAGCCTAACCCGAGAGAACCATGACACCCTTCACCGACAACCGCGGCAAGAACTGGCTACCAGAGCATTACCGCCTGATCAAAGACCTGTTCATCGCGGGTACATCTCTGCAGGACATCGCCAGGCGATCCGGCCGCACGCCCGTCGCCGTGGTGTCGAAGCTCAGCGAACTGGGACTGATCACGATCAAAGGACGTGATTACCACAAGGTTGACCCCGATCCCTGGATGAGCTGGACGATGCTGAAGATCGAGAACGAAGAGTTCGAGGCCAACATCAAGAGCTTCTACGCCAAGTCCAAAGAACCGCAGCCATGACCGAGACCAAGAAAAAGCGGTTACGAAGCACAACGCGACTTCGTAGAGACGTCAATCGATTGAAGAACAAGTTCGTGACTTGCAAGATGCTCGGACACGAGAACCTAGCAACACATTGCCTGGACATGCTCAACAGACGGATGTCGCGGCTCGCGAAGGTCGAGCATGGATAGAGACGAACTCCTCGGGCACATCGCAAGGTGCACAGCCGACCTCGTGAGGATCAAACTCATCGAAGGAGATGAGACCGAAGAATACAAATGGATTCGCTGGAATCGAACCATATACCAGATGAAACTTAACGAACTTGACCGTCACCCTTCAGTCATCTCTGCCGCCCTCACCTCTAAGCCCTAATCAAGATGCTCGCTTCGATCAAACCCTTCCGGCATCAAGTCCTGTCCATCAAGCACAACGACAAGACGCCGATCGTGTACGACACGAGCGAGCCCGGCACGGGAAAGACATACGTCCGCATCGCGGCCTACGCGAAGCGCCAGAAGCGCCTCAAGCACAAGCTCCTCGTGCTCTGCACTCGCTCGACGATGCAAAGCGTCTGGGCCGCGGACTTCAAGAAGTTCGCCCCGCATCTGCGTGTGGTGATCGCTGACGCTGCACACCGCGAAGCTGCATTCGCAACTGATGCCGACGTGTACATCGCGAACCATGACGCGGTGAAGTGGCTGAGAGCGAAGAAGAAGGCGTTCTTCGCGAATTTCCGCGAACTCGCGGTCGACGAGTGCACAGCCTTCAAGCACCACACGAGCCAGCGCAGCAAGGCGATCGTGAAGATCCGGAAGCACTTCGAGTACGTGGCCCTGATGACCGGCACGCCGAACCCGAACGGCATCTGCGATGTGTGGCACCAGGTCAAGATCCTCGACAACGGCGAGCGCCTGGGTACCTCGTACTACGCCTTTCGCAACACGGTCTGTGCACCGACACAGAAGGGCAAGAACGAGAACGCCATCGAATGGACCGACAAGGAAGGCGCCGAGGAAGCTGTGTTCGGGCTGCTCACCGACATCGTGATCAGCCACAAGCGGGACAAGTGCCTGGATCTGCCCGAGAACCACCAGTATTCGGTGCCCTACTTCCTCAGCGAGAAGCAGAAGAAAGCCTACGTCACGCTGCACGAAGACCAGATCATGCTGTTCGGCACCAGCAAGCCGCTGACCGCCAAGCAGAAGGTCGAGTTCGTCCGGGCCAAGATGCTCGGCACCCCGGCACCCACCGTGAAGATCTCCGCGGTGAATGCTGCTCAGGTGGCCAACAAGCTGCTGCAGGTCTCCTCTGGCGCGGTCTACGAATCCGCCGGCAAGTACCACGTGATCGATCAGGCCCGGTACGAGTTCGTCATGGACCTCGCCGAGGAGAGCCCGCATAGCCTGGTGTTCTTCCTCTGGCAACACCAGCGAGATCTCCTGGAGCTGCAGGCGCAGACCCGCAAGCTGCGCTACTGCATCATGGACGGCGAGACCAGCGACCGAGACCGCGCTGCGAACGTCATGGCCTACCAGGCTGGCAAGTTTGACATGATGTTCGCCCACCCGCTGGTCATGGCGCACGGGCACACGTTGACCCGAGGCCGCCGGACAATCTGGTCGAGCCCGACATACAACCTGGAGTGGTTCAAACAAGGTTCGCTGCGCCAGAACCGGATTGGCCAGAAGCACAAGACCGAGAACATCGTCGTTGTCGCTGAGGGCACGATCGAAGAAGCCGTGTACTCCGAGATGCTCGCGAAGGATGCACGCATGACGAACCTTCTCGATTTATTCTCTTCTCTAACGTCTAATCACGATCTAAGGAAGGCGGCATGAAGGAATTTATTTCGGCTATCGCGATTGCAGCTTGGATATTCGGTCTTGTCCTTGCCAAAGGATTCTGGTCGACGCTCATTGCATTAACTATCTTCCCATGGAGCTGGTACCTCGTCGCAGAATATTTGATTAAGAGGTTTTCGTGAATCGAAAGTACCGCGACATGGAGGACCGGCTTTTCTCGAACTCCTTCGCGATGGACTGCGGCTACGAGACTGAGTGCTGGGTGTGGATGGGCGCAAGCGATGGCAAAGGCGCATACCCGCGGATGTCGGTAGGAATCGACAAGACCAGAAAAGTCAAGAAGGCCAGCGCGCATCGAGTCTCGTACGAAACGTTCATCGGCCCGATCCCCGCCGGCTTCGAACTCGATCACAAATGCCAGGTGACTCGGTGCATTCACCCGAATCATCTTCAACCACTACCTCCGCCGGATAACCGGCGACTCGTTCAAGCAAGGAAGAAGCATGCGAGTGTTCCTAATCTGCGTCACGATCCTCCTCGCCATGCGCATGACGATGGAGTTCGTGCTGATCATGAAGAACTCGAACACGAACACGAGCTGCAGCACAGCTGATCTGACGACATGAAATATCTGCTCCACACCGCTCCATTGCCAATCACGGTAATCTGCTACGCGAAGGTCGTGGCAATGCTCAGTGAACAGCCTTGTACCTACGCGCAGATGGTGGCGGAGATCGGCATGACACGCAGCACGATTGCCAAATTCATCGCAGCGTTGCGCAAGGAAGACTACTGCTACATCGCAGCATGGACCGCCAATGACAACGGCCGGCGCAACCTTGCGATGTTCCAGATGGGCTCCAAGCAAGACGCGAAACAACCGTCCTATACCGACGCCGAGAAGAAAGCGCGCTATCGCCGCCGAAACAAGGAACGGATCAAGGAGAAGGCGCGCGAGAAGTATCGACAGAGTACCTACAAGCAACTGATGTCGATCGCGGAAGTACGAGCGTGAACCAGACGGAGATCCGCGAACTGGTGCGGTCGATCCTGACCGACGCCGGTTGCAAGTTCACGGTCAGGCATGTCGACAGCTATCGGTTCGTCACCATCAGCAATGAGCATCACGAAGTGCTGCGAGGTGCTTCGCGAGATCTACGAGCCAGGGTGATCTTCGCTGATGAAGCCTACCGAGACACGCTGCCAAAGGTTCACCTTCGCAGTCTCGCGCGGCTACTGAAACTGCTCGACATCGCAGTCGCACGCGATGTCCGCAGAAAGATGTTGTCATGACCGACTACGAGAAGCTCACCGAACTTGAACGGCTGTACTCGCTGGGCAAAGGCGACTCTATTCCGATTAAGGATAGAACGACCGAATGCTGGATCAGAGACTTGGCCCTCCGATACAAGCACTTCAGACTTCGCTGGTCATACAGAAACTACTGCATAGATGTCCACGTCGATCAGTACGGGCTCTGCTGCCTGATCTCCGCGCTGCAGAGAACGATCAACGAGAGAGTTGCGAAGAAGATTCTGTCATGAAGCTCAACCTTACGCTGTTGCAGAAGAAGTCAGAGTTAAGTGCGCTGATTTCAACGATCGACAAGCATGTCTACCTGACTGACGTGCAGTGTGAATGGGTCCGCGCATTGGCGCTTCATCACCATTTGTCTCCGGATGTTGTCTTCTTTGTGCATGGGATAGGACGAGCTTCAACTCATTGCCTCGGCCAACTCCTCGATAAAGTCGACAACGAAATCAATGAGCAAGTAGCAAGAAAGATGCTCTCATAATGGGCTGGTCATCTGCAATCAAGAAGGTTGAGCAAGCTCCCTTCCTCCGCCCTTCGTTCGAGAAGCATCGAGTCGATTGGGATCGCCTAGTCTCGGTTGACTTCGAGACGTACTTCGACGACGCCTACACGCTCAAGAAGCTGAGCACATCGGAGTACGTTCGCGACAAGCAGTTCTCAGCGCACATGGCCTACGTGAAGATCGGCAAGCGCAAGGCGCGGATCATCCCCGCCAAGATGCTCAAGACCTATCTGAAGGCTATCGATTGGTCGACGCACTCGCTCCTCGCTCACCACAACCAGTTCGACGGCTTCATCCTGTCGACGCACTTCGGCATCAAGCCGAAGTTCAACTACTGCACGCTCAGCATGGCGCGCGGGCTGCACAGCAACGAGATCGGCGCTGGCCTCGACGAGGTCTCGCAGTTCTACGGTGGAGGCGGCAAGACCGAAGGCGTCATCGAGTTGATGAGAGGCGTGAAGGACCTCACCACCGTCCCCGGCCTCTACGACAAGGCGGCCCACTACTGCATGAACGACGGCGAGGAGATGTACCGCGTCTTCAAGCTGATGATCGACGACATGCCGGCCGACGAGATCGAGCTGATCCATCGCACGTGCGTGATGTTCAACGAGCCGGTGCTGAAGCTAGACAGGGAAAGAGCCCTACAGGCACTCGCCCAGGAACTGCAGGACAAAGAGGATCTTCTCTTTTCCATTGCTGGTACACCGGCCCAGGTCAAGCGCCTCATCGCCGACGCTGAGCCCTCCAAGGCCCTGCTCAAGAAGAACCCGAACGCCACGCCCAAGGATGCCGTGTTCGAGGCGGCCCGCAAGAAGCTCCGCAGCAGCGAGCAGTTCGCCGATCTCCTGCGCGCTGAGGGCATCGAGCCGCCACGGAAGATCTCACCAGCCTGGAAGAAGCTGCCCAAAGCCGAGCGCACGGACGACAAGAAGTATAGCTACGCCTTCGCCCAGACCGACCTGAGCTTCAAACGCCTCCTCGAACACCCCAGGAAGCGCGTGCGCCAGCTCGTGGAGGCTCGATTCGCGGTGATGAGCAACACGACAGAGACGCGCGCCGGCCGCATGCTGAAGAGCGGGGAGCGCGGAGCATCCCTGCCGATCTACTACCGCTACGCCGCGGCGCACACACTGCGCTTCGGCGGCGGCGACAAGCGGAACTACCAGAATCTCGAACGCGGTGGCGAGCTGCGTAAGTCGATCCTCGCGCCGAAGGGCTTCCTCATCGCCGTCGGTGACTCGGGCCAAATCGAGGTACGGGTCACCGGGTACATGGCTGGCCAGGACGATCTGCTCGAAGACTTCCGCCTGGCCGACCAGGGCCTCGATCGCGACGTGTACTGCAAGTTCGGCGATGTGATCTATGGCCGCGAGATCAACAAGGTCGACGAGGACGAACGCTTCGTCAGCAAGGTCGGAGTGCTTTCGCTCGGGTACGGTGCGGGCCACCATCGGTTTCAATCGACCCTCGCGCTCGGCCAGATGGGGCCGCCGGTGTTCATCGACCTGGAGCTGGCGCAGAAGGTCGTCAATGCCTACCGCCGCAAGAACTGGAAGATCGTTCAGTGGTGGGGCAAGTGCGAGCAGATCCTCGAAGACATGGCGACCGGCCGCACAGGGACCCACAAGTGCATCAGCTGGGAGAAGGAGAAGATCTGGCTCCCGAACGGCATGTGCATGAAGTTCCCGAACCTGCGCTGGAAGAAGAAAGACTCGGATGACGAGGACTCGCGCGACGGCTGGGTCTACACCCGCAAGGGCAACGACATCAAGATCTACGGCGCAATGCTCTGCGAGAACATCAGCCAGGCCCTCGCCCGGATCATCGTCACGACGCAGTTGCTCGACGTTGCCCGCCTCGGCTGGCGAGTCGTGATGACAACGCACGATGAAATCGCCCTCATCGCTCGGATCGCGAAGGCCAAGAAGGCGTACGACGAACTAATGATGAAGATGAAGATCGCCCCGCACTGGGCGCCGGACATTCCATTGAACTGCGACGGGAAGCTGGAGCCGTACTATGCAAAGTGATGAGCTGCCGGATCACCCGGCGAGGAAGTTGCCGGAGTTCCATTCACTGCGAGCGATCCGCTACGGGCACGATGGACCTGCTTTTTCGGTTGGTGCAAAAGCCGACTGTCCTGATGGGTATAGGGCTCGTTTTGGGAACTGGCTTCCCACTGCCCAGGAAGCGCTCGACGTGTTCCTTGCCGAGCACATCGAGAAGAAGTTGCTGGCATGAAGTACATCAGCAACGAAGTTCCGAATCACCCTGCAAGAAAGCTCCCGCAGTTTCATTGCCTACTTCATCAACCCTGTCTAGCTGGAAACTTCCGAGTCAGTGTAGTCCGATCAATACCCTTCGAACTGCATTGGCACCATACCGCGACAGAAGCACTGGATGAGTTCTTCGCGGCGTGCCTCGCTGAGAAGATGCTGCGATGAACTGTAAAGAACTCCCTGACCACCCTGCGCGGCCACTCATGCGCACTAAGAACGTGTGTCTTCATGTGGACAAGACAGTCGTAAAGGCACCCTACGAAATCTTCGATTACGTAGGTCAGCGAGTGTTCTATGGAAACACTGCAAAAGAAGTTCTCGATGCGTTCTACAACAGCCACATTGAAAGAATGATGCTGCGATGATCTGCAATGAACTTCCTGACCATCCGGCTAGAAAGATACCCGTGTTCAATCGACTAGAACTCAACAATTCTAGTACGACACTAGGCCCCAGATACTGCGTCATTCGGTCTAGCTACACTGATTCCCGAATAGCGACTAGCGAAACCTGGAGTTACACGGCTGAGGAAGCACTCAATTGCTGCTTTCGAGATTACTTGAGCTGGAAGATGCTGCGATGAACTGCAAAGAACTCCCTGACCATCCGGCACGTCGTCTGAAGAACTTCCAAGAGATTGAAACAGCAGTGGGGTACGGCGACGGGGTAGATTTTTATCGGGTCTGGGGCCTAGATTCCTACTTCTGTGAGGCTGCAACCGCGCAAGAAGCACTCGATACCTTCTACAACGAACACATCGCGAAGAAGATGCTGTGATGAATTGTGATGACCAACACCCCGATCACCCAGCACGGCAACTGCTCGGCTTCGGAGGGGTGTACAAATCCACCGCTCCAGGAACTCAAGACGAGCCGTTCTATATCTGGTCGACAAGATCGAATGGGGTGTTCTGGGGTGCGACACCAAAGGAAGCACTCGACGAGTTCTACAACGATTACATAGCGCAGAAGATGTTGGCATGAAGCGCGATGACTTACCCAATCACCCTGCGAGGATGGCCAACACTTTCGGTTCCCTCGTCTACCTCCCATTGACGAACCCAGAAGCACCGCGTTTCTTCATTTCGTTCGTTACTGACCCCAGTAGATACATCTCATCCGGCTTTTGGTCCTACACCGCCGAGGAAGCACTCGATGCCTTCTACCAAGACTACCTCGAACGAAAACTCCTCGGATGAGATCGTCGGAATTCATCCGGTGATCGAGCATCCTCAGTTCAGGTCGTTGATCAACATGGACGGGCATTTCCATGTGAGATTGAAGACCGGGGTCAATGACAAGTTCTACAGTCTCACCGCCAAAGGCGCGCTCGATCTCGCATGGAACGAACTCATTGCAAGGAAGATGATCGATGACTGATACCGAGATTCTCGACTACCTCGACAAAGAAGCTATCTCAGGTCGCAATCCGCGCGACGTGATCATCGGCGATGTTCAATTTGTTGTCGGTATCAATCGCAAGACGACATTTCGAGAAGCGGTAATCGGCGGAATCGCCAAGGCCAACGAACTAAAGGTCGATCGAGTCAGAAAGAAGATACTGTCATGAACAAGGTCGAAAAAGAAGTACGTGCACACCCGTACTTCCAGTCGATCAAGAAACCAGATTCGACTGGATGCGTCTTCGTCGTGTATTGGAGAGATCCGTCTGACCTCGACCACAACAAAAAGCCGACGTTGAAAGCAGCTTGGAGTTACGACCGCAGTGCTGCTTTCGAAGAGGCTCAGCAGCAGATCCTGACTGCAATGGTGATGAGATGAGTGATGCCGAGAAGGCAGTCCGGGCGCATCCGTGGTTCAGGCGACTTGGAGAGAGCGATGGTCGGTACTTCGTGCTCTACAAAGACGCTGACTCTTTCCCGGCGATCGTGTGGCACGCAGACAAAGACATAGCGTTTCAGATGGCTCTCGAAAACATCCTCAGACATCAACTCCGCCTATGACTCTTGCCCTTCATCCCCGAGTCCTGCCGACGTTCACCTCGTGGATCGTCTCACGCGGTGCTCAAGTCCTGGCTACGACGAACGAGTACGAGATGCTGCGGTTCAAGACCGACACGGGAACTGGCGTCGTGTACCGCAATAAGCACTTTCGTCTAAAGCTCGTCGGCGAAGCTCCCGTCGCCTTCGAAGCGTTCCGCAAGGGCCTGCCCTGGCGTGCGACGCCGGCTGTGCCCCGCGTACGACGCTCGGCAGACGAACAAACCTTGCGCCTACGCGACGGCGATCTGTGCTTCTTCTGCCAGAAGGATCTCGGTGACGACGCCACGGTCGAGCACCTGGTTGCTCGAACCCACAGCGGACCGAATCACATCAGCAACAAGGTTCTGGCGCACAAGATCTGCAACGCCGACGTGGGCCACATGAGCGCGATGGAAAAGATCCGCATCCATACCCAGGCCCTATTGTCTAAGCTCTAAGTTAGATGTTAGGATGTCATCCAACGAACCATGGGTGACCCGTACCACGCCGATCTCGGCAAAACCACCCAAGGAAAGCACATGACCGTTGCCTCACCCACCAAAACCGCGGCCAAAAAGGCCGCCAAGGGCGCCACCGTCGGCTCGATGATCGATGAGATGTGGCTGCTGCGCGAGCAGAAGCGCGCCCTCGAATCCGAGGTCAAGGTGATCGAGAAGAACATCGCCGCCCTGCAGGAACAACTCCTCGGCAAGATGGACGCCGAAGGCATCAAGGCCTCCACCGGCCGCGCCGCGAGTGCTTCGGTCACCGAGGTCATCACGGCGAACGTCGAGGACTGGGATGCGTTCTGGGCCTACATCGCCAAGAACAAGTACTTCCACCTCGTGCAGCGCCGCGCCAGCGACCCCGGCGCGCGCGAGCTGTGGGAGCAGGGCAAGAAGATCCCCGGCGTCGTGCCGTTCAAGAAGACCAACCTCAACCTCCGTTCGCTTTCCGCCGCCTGAGCCTCTAAGCTCTAACTACGATCTAAGAAAGGATCGACCATCATGGCAACTGCCAGCAAGCCCGCCGCCAAGAAGGCAGCACCCTCCCCCGCCGCCAAGAAGACCAGCACCGCGGTCGCAGTCAAGAAGCCGGGCGGCGCCGTCGTCGACATCGCCGCGATGCGCGAGGCCCTGCGTCAGCAGGCCGCCGGCATGGGCGACCGCACCCAACCGGGCAGCGGCCTGAAGATCAGCACGAAGGGCAAGCGGTTCACGCTACCCGACGGCACGAAGACCACCGACCCGCTCAGCCTGGTCATCCTCGACTTCATCGCGATCAACAAGTTCTACCAGGGCAAGTACGACGCGGAGAACCCGGAAGCGCCCGCGTGCTTCGCGATCAGCGTCAACCCGAAGAACATGATCCCGAGCGCGAACTCGCCCGTTCGTCAGTCGGACGCCTGCAACGGGTGCCCGCTGAACGAGTTCAAGTCGGCCGACAACGGCAAGGGCAAGGCGTGCAAGAACGGCCGGATGCTGGCCGTGCTGTCGCCCGATGCCGACGAGGACGACGACATCTGGTTGATCGAGGTCAGCCCGACCGGTCTGAAGGGCTTCGACAACTACGTCGCCGGCCTGGCCCGCATGGGTATGACGCCCATGGAGATGATCACCACGGTGTCTCTCGACGAGGCGCAGGACTACCCGGTGCTGCAGTTCAGCAACCCGGTGCCCAACGAGAACCTGGCGGTGCACTTCGCGCGTCAGGAAGAAGCCAAGAAGCTGCTGGCGACCGAGCCCGATGTGTCGAGTTTCAAGAAGGCCGAGCCGCCGCCGGCCAAGAAGCAGGCCAACGCGCGCCGCTGATCAAGTTTCGGGGGCGCGGTTCGATTCCCGATCGCGCTCGGGTTTGACTCCCCGGCTGGTTGCCTTAATGGCGCGGCGCCCCCTCCCCCTTCCCACCACGAGAGAGCCAACATGGCAACCACGAAGACCTTCAAACCCAAGACCAAGGTGAAGTACACGAAGCGCACGGGCGAGACCCGTGACGGCGTCATCAAGGAGATCGACGAGACCGGCAGCAAGGGTGCCTGGTACCACGTCGTCGACACCGAGACCAAGGCCGTCGCCAAGGTCCGCCAGGCCAACCTCGCGTTCGCCTGATCGAGCTGGGGCGCTGCGGCGCCCCTTCCTTCTGCCCCTTCACCTGAGACCAACATGACCAAGACCGACATTGCCCAGATCTGCCACGAGGCCAACCGCGCCCTGTGCGTGACGCTCGGCGACCTTTCGCAGCTGCCCTGGGCCGATGCACCCGAGTGGCAGCGCGAGAGCGCCCTGAAGGGCGTGACCTTCCGCGCCGAGAACCCGGACGCGCCGGCCAGCGCCACGCACGAAGCCTGGAGCGCCGACAAGATCGCCGACGGCTGGGTCTGGGGGATGGAGAAGAACGTCATCGCCAAGACCCATCCGTGCCTCGTGCCGTTCGACATGCTGCCCCCGATGCAGCAAGCCAAGGACGTGCTGTTCGGCGTGATCTGCATGGGTCTGCTGCAGTTCGTGGGGGCTTGAAATGCACAACATCCAATCCCCCGCGATCGACGACAACGCCATCGAGGCCGAGATCCAAGCCAAGGGTCTGACCGCCCCTCGTATCACGCCGGCCGATGTCGAAGATGCAATCGCATCGACGCACTACTTCACCGCGGGCCAGGGGACGTTGCAGAACGCCATCTTTCGCGAAGACGACGGCGCGCAGGACTACCCGGCAGCGCTTGACCTCTTGACCTTCTGCGTGATCGTCCTCTACAACGGCTTCACCGTGACCGGCGAAAGCGCATGCGCGAGCCCCGAGAACTTCGACGCCGAGGTCGGCAAGAAGGTCGCACTCGCGAAGGCCAAAGACAAGATCTGGCCGCTGCTGGGTTTCGCGTTGAAGGACCGGCTGCACGCCGAGTCTTGATTTCCCGAGGGCTGCGTAGATCGACCCGGCGGGCAATAGCGAAGCGCCTCGTGCCCGTGCTCCTAGCACGTACCGGAACCACTACGCACCCCTCACCTACGTGCTTCGTTTGTCGACCGTGATAAATCCCATGTCTCTCCCCGATGCCAAGGGGTTGCCTCTACCCCTCATCGCACGTCGAAGCTCTATCTGAGATGATCAATTCACCTCTTCGCAAGTGGCACATGCAAGAGGCGCTTCAGTCATTCAAGCGCTTAGAGGAAATCCTCGCCGAATTGACTGAAGAAGAAGTGTTGGCCTGCCTCGAACTAGAAGCAGCCTCACGCCGCCGTCGATCGTTGATCGACAGACTTATCTCTAGAGCCGTAAGGCTCCAGGGACTCGTTTATTCAAGCCAACTCAAGGAAAAATTCCATGGCACGCGCATCCAGCAAGACAGCCCCGGCGAAGAAGACTCGCACTCCGAAGGCTGAAGCCGCCCCGGTCGAAGTCGCACCGACCAAGACTCGCAAGACTCGCCAGCCGAACCCCGATCTGGTGGCGGCGAAGCGTGCCTTCCAGCAAAAGCTGGTCGAACTCGCCCAGAGCGCCGTCGACAAGATCGACGAGTCGATCGGCAATGTCGAGAACACCGTCCGCACCGAGCTGATGGCCTCGATCGAAGACAAGGTGCAAGCCAAGGTCGACGCGGCGAACAAGTTACTCGCCGCCCAGCGCGAGGCCGCCGAGAAGAAGCTCGCCGCCGCGCAGGCGAAGCTCGACGCGCTGCCGGCGCTCGAAGAAGCCTGATCGAAGGGGACTTCGGTCCCCTTGTATTCATCGATCAGTGCATCTCCCGTGCCCTGCTCAATGAATATTTTCTAGTCCTTGTTCTTCACTCTCAATCAAGGAACGCTCAATGGCACGCCCACCGTCTCACATCATGACTCTCGTCGAAAAGAAGGTGCAAACCGAGAACCTGAAGAAAGCTCTCGCTACCAGCCAGGCCCCGCTTGTCGCCGCACGCAACGTGAAGGCCGAAGCGGCGAAGTCCTTGGCCGCTGCGAAGAAGACCGCAGCGAAGGCGCTGAAAGATGCGCAAGCCGTGCTTGACGCCGCCGAGAAGAAAGAAGCCAAAGCCGCCGCAGCTGCGGCCAAAGGCAGAGCCAAGATCACCGGCCAACTCGAAGTTCTGAAAGCAGCGCCGACAAAGAAGTAAGCAAACAAGTCGCCTGGGAGGTTAAGCAGTAATAACCGGAGAAGTAACAAATGAAGTTTGATTCCGTCATGGTTGACATGGAGACAATGGCGACCACGGCCGATGCCGTGATCCTCAGCATTGGTGCTGTGAAGTTCGACTTGGAGTCCGGAGAAATCAACAACGAAGGCTTCTATGCATCGATCTCTCTCGACTCACAACACGACAAGAAGCGCCGGTTCAGCGAATCAACCATCATCTGGTGGATGAAGCAATCGGAAGAAGCACAGAACGTGTTCCGTGAGCAGAAGCAGACCCTCGACTCGGCCCTCGTCGACTTCGGCGATTGGTTCGACAACACCGACGCGTTGATCTGGAGCAACGGCGCCGACTTCGATATCCCGGCGCTCGCCCACGCGTACACCCAGTTCGGCCGCGAGACGCCGTGGAAATTCTGGAACAGCCGCTGCTTCCGGACCTACAAGAACCTGCCCGGCGCGAAGAACGTCGTTGTGGAGCGTCTCGGCACGCATCACAACGCGCTGCAGGACGCGATCTACCAGGCCGAGCTGCTGGTGAAGATCCACGCGAAGCTGTTCAAGGGCGGCAAGGTGCTCGGGAAGATGCCGAAGGTGAAGGCATGAGCGCGCTCGATACCCAGGTCGGCGGCGACCATTACAAGGAACTCGGCGCCTACCAACCGTGGGAGGTGTTGAAGCACTGGCTCACGCCCGAGGAGTTCCGGGGCTTCATGAAAGGCACGGCCATCGCCTACTTGGCGCGCGAGCGTTCGAAGGGAGGCATGCAGGACATCTCGAAGGCCGCCCACACGCTCGACGGCCTGGTGGAGCTGATGGGGATCAATGCACCCCCCACGGCGCCGGCAAAACCGACCCCCGAGCCGGACGACAAATACGGCTGGGACGCCAAGAAAAAGTGCTGGGTGGGCACCTGATGGCTACCGGCCCCGAAACCACGTTCTACACGGGCGTGCACACCGTCCTGAAAGAAGTCCACGGCATGGCGGCCGAGGACATCGAGAAGCAGCATAACGAGTACGTCGGCGGCGTCTGGGACGTGCGCTACGACGGCCCGAAGATCGAGCTTTGGGTGGAATACAAATTCCAACCGATCCCGAAGCGCGCAACGACGGTGTGGAAACCTGACCTGAGCGGGCTGCAACGCGACTGGGGCTACCGCAAGTGGCGCTACGGCCACCAGATGCTTGTGGTCGTCGGCGTCGAGAACGGCCGCAAAGCGGCAGGCATCGTGTTATCCGACCCCGCCGAATGGCTTTCCACCTACACGCGCGACGAACTTGCGTCGCGGCTGGTCCCACGCGCGGATATCGCCCGGATGATTTTCAACCGCCTTCATGGTGCTTCTCCATGACTTTGCAACAGCTCATCGCCGCTGAGCGTGCGTTCAGCTCGATTTACCGAATTACGATCACAGCGGTCCTTCTCTATAGGCTGCTAAGAACCAAGCCCGCTGCACGTCGGGATACTCGTTAGGGACGTGGCTCAAAGTTTCGGCATACTTCTAACATGCGCCGAACTTAGACCTTGGATGAAAGGCGCTCAATAATTCCAACCACCGGAGTGATACATGCGATACAGCGAGGACGGGCTTTATCCTGCCTTGGAAGCCGCTTTGAAGAAGGCGACGGAGCCAGTTGACGCACAGGCGTTCTTTGACATGCCGAGCATCAGAGAACACGCGCCATCTGCCAACCGCGTCTCAGACTACCTAGGGAACATGTGGCGAAAGGGGCTCGTTACGCGAGTTCCGTCGTCTAACCCGACTTCCCGTTCCAAGTGGGCCTACCAATGGAAGGGCACGAAGAGCAAAACTCTGCTCGGGAACATTCCCCATGAAGCCCCAATATCGTATGAGCCCAGAATCCTTGCTGACCGTCCGTCGATGGTTATCACTGAAGAGGGCAGTCTCATTACGATTACCTACCCGAACCTCGTTATTCAGCTCCGGTACAAAGGCTGACCACTAGCCGCTTCCGCGGCTTTTCTGTATCCTCTCCTCTAATGTCTAACTTAGACCTTCTCACCAAAAACGAAGCAGTCCAAGCTGCGGCGGAGGGCTGGCTTGTCAGCCACGTCTATGACCTCAAGAGCAAGAGTTGGCGCGTGATGATCCTGCCCTATGGCGAGCGCTTCAAGAAGGACGCAAAGAAGGCGAGCTACTGGGTTATGGGGCGAGCACAGCAGTCCTCAGCCCTCCACCTCAAGGCACTGCGACTCGCAGTCCATGGCCCGCAATGAAGATCCGTCCGAACGTCCTGGCGCACGTCAACACGATCATGTTCTTGATGAGTGGACAGCATTCGACGGAAGATCTTTGCAAGCTAACTGGCTTGGCTCTAAGCACGATGCGTGAGTTCATCGCGCTGCTTCATGCGAAGAAGCTGATCCACGTCGCACGCCGCGGACGCTACGGTCAAGGCGGTTGGAACAAAAAGTTCTATACCTGGGGCGCCGGCGAGGACGTGATGACATCGCCGCCGGCCGCAGTCCGTCGGGCAAAGATAGAAGCGAATTCAAACCTCGCGCGCAGTCGTGAGATCAAACAACTGGAGATGGCGGAATGAGTGGTTCAAGCACTAAGCACCTCGGCATGTTCGGCGTTGGAATTGTAGGAAACCCGAGCGGCGGCGGTGTCATTGCCGGTGGAAGCGGGGGCGTAGGGATTTCGGCCAAAGACGAAGAGCGATACCTCCGTCAGAAGGAGTTGTACGGTCTTCATGAGAAGCGCCGTACTGCTGTAAAGAAGTTCTGGGTCGCTCTGTGGGTGCTGGTCGGTCTTCTCACTCTCTCTGCGACGATCACTGGGTACTACTACTGCGGCCCGATTGTGGCTGGCGCCATCGCAATCACCATCGCCATTCTCGTTCTCGGCTACACAGCGTTCGATGTGTACAAAGCTCAGCGCGCCATCAATGTCGCCGAGGTCGCCAACAAACTGCTCTCGTAATCTAACGTCTAAGGACGATCTATCATGAATCTCACCCAAGCCATCGCCGTCCAAAGCAACAACGCGCTGCGCAACCGCATGAAGCAGCGTGTGCACATCTGGTGGCACACGAACAATTGCCCGAACTGCGCCGCTCGCCGCGCGCTGGCCGGCGGTGCTCCGTCTTCGATGGCCGATCTGATCGAGTCGCTGAAGGCCCGCGGCATCGAGGTCGAAGACGTGAGCAACGTTCACGTGCTCGGCGTCCCGCCCAAAGCGCACTGAGCTGCATGCCATGCGCTCCTACCTCAAGTACGTCGTAGCAGCGCTCGTGTTCGCTGCGTACGTGGCCCACAAACTCAGCCAGGTGAGCTTTCCGCTATGACCAAGAACGAGAAGCTGTGCCTGGTGTTCGGCGTGCTCGCGCTGAGCCTGGTCACGATGGCCGTCGGGCTGGTCTTGCTGATGCCGATGCCATGAGGAAGGCCTTCACCGGGTTCGCCGTCGTGATCCTCATCGGATACATCAGCGCGTTCATCGCGAAGTCGCTGGGGTGGCTATGACGTTCGACGAGTTCTTTGCCTTCCACAATCTGACCGCGGAAGAACGGGCTGAGCTTGTTCGGTACCTCGCCCTCCTCCGCTACGAAGCGACGATCAAGGCCTTGTCGGCGCCCAAGGCAGCATGAGCGATGGGCATGATCGACTACCTCGGCCGCGGGCCGAGTCGTGAGGCCCTGCTCCGCGGAGAGGTACCGAAATGGATCGCCAACAGCAAACGCGGGCGGTACATCGCCGCCGTCATCCTCAGCGCTCCGCCCTGGGTCGATCGGGCTGAGCTGCGAGCGTTGAAGGAGCGAGCCGTCTGGGAGACCGAGATGAGCGGTGTGCTCCACGTGCTCGATCACAAAGTACCGCTGAATCATCCCAACGTGTGCGGTCTCACCGTGCCGTGGAACCTTCAGATCATCCCCTGGCGAGTGAACTGCTCGAAAGGGAACAAGTGGAACCCGGATCAACTGGAGTTGTTTGAATGAACGATCTCAAAACCTGGCGCTGCTTCCACTGCGACGAGGTATTCAGCGACGCAGTGGCGGCCGGAGAGCATTTCGGTCGCAGCCAGCGGCAGGAGCCGGCTTGCCAGATCGACATTGCGAAGTACCGCGCGATGGAGGAACGCCATCGTCGAGCCTGCGAAGAAGACACCGATACCGACCGCGCGATGTACCGATTGCAAGGTGAACATCGCCTCGCTTTGCAGCGCGAAGAAGAAAAGGGCTATGCCCGCGGTCTGCGCGACGCGAACCACGTCGAGCCCGCCGATGTCGCACGATTTCGGAAGGATGCGGAGTGCCTTGATGCCATCGAGCACTACAGCTGGGCGATTGGCTGCGGGACCGACGACAACGACGCTACGTACTTTCAGATCGTCAACAGCCGCAACGGGCAGTTCGTTGTTGAGGCAGCAAGCGATATACGGTCTGCCCTTGACCAAGCCATCGCGTTCAGCAAGCCGGCAAGCACGTGACCGACGAACTCGCTCCCCGCTTCCTCACCACTGAGGAAGCAGCGAAGCTCCTCAGCATTCACCCCGTCACGCTCGCCGCGAAGGCGAAAGCTGGCGAGATCCCCGCTGCCAAGCCCGGCAAGCGCTGGGTTTTCATCGAAGCTGACCTGATCACGTACCTTCGTTCGCAATACGGAGGCAATCACAAACCGCCATGTCCCTCTACAAGCAAAAAGGCAGCGAAATCTGGTGGACGCTCGTCTACCACAACGGGCGGGTACGTCGGTCGACTGGAACAACTGATCGCGCAGAAGCGCAGCGGTTCGAGAACAAGCTCAAGGTCGAGCTAGATCAGAGCAATCCGAAGATCAAGGGCAAGACCTGGGGCGATGCTGTCGGTCTTTGGCTCGACGCCGAACCCAGATCACGGTCCGAGCTGCTCAGCCTCGCGAAGTTCGGCCGCCTGTATGGCGACCGTGCGCTTCACACCGTCACGCGCGAGTCGATTCACGATGTGCTCGATGCGTTCTGCGAGACCGTCGGCACCTACACCCGCTACCGCACCATGATCGCGGCGATCCTGAATCGGGCCAAGGCCGAGGGATGGATCAACGAGGTGCCGAAGCTCACGGTGAAGAAGGATAAGAAGCGCAAGGCCCGCGAGTGGCTCACGCGCGAGCAGTGGGAGAAGCTCTACGTCGAGCTGCCGGTGCACATGCGACCGATGGCCGAGTTCGCGATCGAGACCGGCCTGCGGCAAGCCAACGTGCTACAGCTGCGCTGGAAGACCGTCAGCATCGAGCGCGCGCTGGTCTGGGTCGAGGCCGAGGACACCAAGGCCGACGAAGCCATCGCCGTACCCCTGTCGAGCCGCGCCCTGGAGATCCTGAAGGCGCTCCAAGGGCAGAACGAGGTCTTCGTCTTCACCTACCGCGGCAAACCCGTCACGGAGGTCAAGACGGCCTTCCTGGCGGCCTGCGTGCGCGCCGGCCTGGGCACCATGACCCGATGGACCGACAAGGCTGGGAAGAAGCACCAGGTCTACGCCGGCTTCACCTGGCACGGCTTCCGCCACACCTGGGCCACCTGGCACGTGCAGAAGGGCACCCCGCTCGACGTGCTGCAGAAGCTGGGCGCCTGGAGCGACCCGCGAATGGTCCTCACCTACGCCCACCACAGCGCGGGGTATCTCGCTTCCTTTGCCAACAACCACAGGATCAACAATGTCGACACCAACCAATGAGATCTGGCGCCCGGCGTACAACACCAAGCCGCGCTGGGTCGTGTACCCCGATCAGTCGTACGAGCTTCAGGTGCCCATGCAGAACCGGCAGACCGGAGAGATCCGCTTCGAGACCGTGCAGACCGTGATGGTCGACGCGAACGGGAACGAGCTGGGATGAACGCGGGCCGGTTTAGCTATGGCTGGCAACTATGGCTAAACGACCCGGTCTAAGCCTTTCTAAGGCTTTCTAATGCTCCATCTGTTAGTGGTCCCTAACCCCGGAACCCCTGCAGATGGTAGGCGCGAATGGACTCGAACCATCGACCCCCACCATGTCAAGGTTCAAGACATCCGCTGCAAGCCAATGAATCCGGGGCTTCCAACCAACTATGGCTGTTTCACTATGGCCGTTAGATTTTAGAGC